CCTGCGAAAAGAATGCGCGCGTCGGGGGCGACAGGGGGGTGGGTGGAAAAATGGATTTATTTGAACCAAAGAAGTGAAGAGTAGATTGGATGCTCTGAACATCTAAGTCGGTACCTAGAAATAGGCGTGTATATACGTGACACGACAATAACCGTATCGACAGAAGCAGTTCTGTTCTAGTCAGATAGTTAGTTATGGAATAAACTAAGAAACATTATTCAAATGGTAAATCTTACTGGGATTGCCTACAACTGAAACAGTTAGCTACTGAATTGGTTGTGCAGGAAATAAGATTGGGAAACTTATTTTTGCTTCTTAGAAACGGATAACTGTCTTCAAAAGAATTGAATAACACTTGTAATGGATGAAGTGTTTCCACTTCGGGAAGGGATCGATTATAAATCTCTAAAGCTTACAGAAGAAGGGGAGTATAGTGTAACGCGTAGACGAGATGCTGATAGAATTATTACGATAATGAAAACACTTTTAAAAGACACCAAAATGAAAACGATCACCGATTCAACAGGATGTGTAGGTGGAGACACAATTCACTTTGCACTTAATTTTCAAAAAGTGGATTCGATTGAACTAAATCCGTCAAACTTCAAAGCCCTACAGAACAATGTAGCTGTGTATGGATTGAACAATGTAACACTTCATCTTGGAGATGCATTAACTGTCTTTAATTGGAAGACAGATGTACTGTACATAGATCCTCCGTGGGGTGGACCAACCTATAAAGATTCTAAGAACCTAGATCTATTCATGTCGTCGAAACGAATCGATGAATGGTTAGAAGAAATACTTTTGCGAAAGACACGTCCAGGACATATCGTTCTAAAACTTCCACAAAACTTTAACTTTACACGTTTCAATTTCCTATCAAACGTAGACTACATAAAACCATATCGTATTCGCAGTTATATTCTGATTGTAATCACAGTTCATATGCCAAAAAACTAATCAAGACAGAAATCCTCTAATCCGCGCATATACATATTGTTTTTTCCTTTTAAGGTTAATGTTTGTAGCTTCTTTAACTGTATCTGAGCTGAAGGGCTTACCTGTGGTTTAATCTTTTTAGGATAGTATGGAACAAACGAACTGATTACATAAATAAGATCAAGAGGAAGGTATGGTTCTAAAATATATGCAGGAGACTGTTGTATCATCCTTATCCACCCTTGATGTTTTTAAAAAACGAATCTAGATGAAATAATTGTTACCTATTTTAAAACCTAAAATGGACTTCTCAGATATGTTCTATGATCTTCCAAACGAAGTGCCTGTTGCTGAATGCAACTGTCACGCACAAGTTCGTATGGCCCTTCTGATTACCGCGGCAATTGTGGTAATGATTGACTGTATCACATCTTGTCGCACAAATCGCAAGATGAATGCTCTAGAAACTGAGAACACAACTCTCAAAGAGATTGTTCGTAAGAGCGTTGATAGAACGATTACGCAAATCCTTAAAAACGGATATCATGCTGATCCTGAACATGAAGACTAATAAAACAGAATGGACAACAACATGACCGCAATCGTTTCGCTTGTTATGATCGGACTTGGATTTGCGAATGGAATGATCGTTACGAACATGCTCCAGACGGCTCGCATCTATAAACTTCAGCAAGTGCTTGATAACGCAATTGAAAGTGCGTTTCAAAAGGATCAGCTCATCGATACTCTAAATGAAGAACTAACGATTGAGAAGCAAAGAGCCGATCAGCTACTTGCTACTCTACAGTGTGTAATGTCAACGTATGAGCGCGTTCCTCCTCCGCCTGGCGGGCCTCTTAAGAGAAGCCGCGCATGTATGGAGCACGACGAGTCAGATTCTGAATCTGATGAGGACTTTAAGTGCCCTACTTCACCAGATGTGAAGTAAGATAGTAAGGACTAAACACAAGTCCAACTAAAACAAAAAGAACTACAATATCAACAGTTCGAACAATTTTTTGATATTTAACTGGAAGAGCATCGAACTTATCACGATACTCTTGCGGTTTGAACGGCATAGATAGCCAACCTAAAAAGGTGGGACCAAATCGGTCATTGCAATCATATAACTTATCGTACCAAGCCATCAACACATAGGCTGTCGTAGCAAGAACGAATGCCATAACGATACGATGTTCGTACGCTTTGAAATGCGGCATCCAATAAATTGCTAACACAAACGCAGAAAAGACTAAACATTTAGGATTCAGCTCTAACGGAGTTCCAAATAAACCACCTGCCATATTATCCTCTACGTTTAGTTTTTTTGTTACCAGACTTTGACTTCTTCGTCTTCTTACGACGTCCACCATATGCCGTACCATCATCTCCAGTAAACTGGCTGCGTTCTTCTTGAATTGCATTAATCCGTTGATCAATCTCTGAAGTTTTGGTACTAAACGCACCCATACTGTACGCAGCACCAACCGCTACGACAGGAATTGCTAGTAACCCATACATCCATGTTTGCATTTATCAATGAGTATAGATTATATAGGTGAGAGCATACACTCCTAGCAACCCTACAAATGTAACTATGTCGTCAGAAAACGTTTTTAAGTAGTCGGCTAAAAATACCGTACCACCAATCATTGCAGAATCGGCGAGAAGTATTTTATAGCTACCTTGTTTAGAATATGTTTTAAACAAATCAATCATTGCGTTCTGTCCTTTCGGGATTGGTAGAATAACTCCAACATAAAATAAGACATCGTGAATCACTTGAATAATCACAGAGGTAATTGCAAGACCGGTTACAGATGCTGTAGGAGATACAAGTTGAGCTAATAGAATTCCAAGAACGATAACCAAGCAATCGGAGATGACTGCTACAATTCCAAACTGTTTATACCAAACACTCAAAGACGATGTCATCGGAACTATCTTCGAAAGAGCAATCACTAAAAAATCAATCCATACGACTGAAGATGAGATATGAAATAACTCCATTTATATTTTATGGATCTTTTCTCCTACAACAATCGGGTTATTTTTTGATAACTCAGCGCTTCCCTTTTCTCGAAAATTAAAGCTACAGCTATGATCTTCTGGAAATCTACATTTTAAGCAAAATGTATTGCCACATGGACAATGTGCTGTAATCAAGCATTTTCGTTTACACTTGAAACATCTTGTTGAAGATTTCGTTGTGGTGCTGGAGTCGTTTATCATTTTCCCAAATATATTCTGTTGTTACAATATCTTTCTTTACTCGAAGAATTTCATTTTCGAGTAGTGTAACTTTCTTCTGAAGCTTCTCTGCTTCAGGGCTAAGAATAACCGTCTTATCCCTCATCGATGGAGGAATATATCTTTTAGAGACGGGCTTTTTCATTTCCTCTTCAAGTTCTTTCTTTGTACGTTCAAGAGTTTCGTATACCTCGGTATACCGTTCGTCTACGTCACCATCCGGGCGACTTAGACCATTTTCCTTTTTATAGAGCTGCCATTCAGCTTCAAACCGAGTATCGATCTCGTTTTGTTTAAGTGTTTCCATCGTTAGCATATCGGCATTTGTTAGGGCCTTCAGCTTAAGCGTCGACATTCGTGAGACACGATTGACTTTTGGGTTAAATGTGTTTGTAAGCACAGTTTGGACTCGGATTGGATATGTATGTACATTTTCCATAATCTTATCAAACGCTTCCTGCGTTGCATCCCAAGCTAGATCAATAATATCACTATCGTCTACAAACCAATTTCTGCGGAGAAGAGTATCAAATTCTGAAAACTCTTGTTCGCAGTTGTAAACCTCTTCAGGGATAGGAGTTGGATTTTCCATCTCTTCCATCTTCTTCTTCTCGTAGGCTGCCTTACGCAACGCGACTTCGCGTGCGTGATCAAAATACTGTTTAATTGCGATAGCTGACATTTTGTTAATTAGTAGTCTCCAGAAGAATCGCTTTTAAATCCATTTTTGATTGTAGCAAAAAGGTAAGAGGGATGGTGAACACCACGTTTCCAGAATTACAAGAAACACAGGCACAGTCTCTACCAGCTGCCGAGTTACATATTTTAAAAACAATGAGATCTGACTTTTGTTCAGATTCGAAAAAGAAGGATTATAAACTTCAGCCACAGCAAAGATTCTTGCGCCGTGTTCTCAGTCCTGATAGTAGTATTCGAAATCTCTTGATGGTTCACGGAACGGGTACCGGAAAGACATGTACTGCGATTCAAATTGCAGAAGAATTCATCATTCGCCCAGAGTTTCAGAACAAGAAGGTTCTTATGTTAGCGAACCCTGCTGTTCAAGATAACTTTCGAAATGAGATCTTTAGTGTCTCAGATGATAAACTGTATCAAGACCCAGATGGACTCCTTCTTTCAAAGCAGTGTACTGGTCGCAGATATTTAGAAATCATTCAACGAGCACAGTCAGAACCGTTGCGATTAACCGACGCAAGTGTCCGAGAGAAAGTCCGTCGTATGTCAAACAGCATTCTGTCGGAGTTCTATGAGTTTCAGGGATATGATAGTTTTGCGAACTATATCGATTTAGGAAATAAGAATCATCCTGGACGTACTCCGAATGATTTCAAAAAGTGGATTCATGATACATTTGATGATCGTCTTATTATTGTAGATGAAGCTCACAATCTTCGTGTGACAACTGAAACAACATCAACTGCAAAGATATCTGCTCAAGCAATTGAATACATTGTAAAAGAAGCGAAAGGTGTAACACTTGTTCTACTCACAGCAACTCCTATGTTCGACGACTATGACGAAATCATGTACTACTTTAATCTGTTTTTATGGAACGATAAACGTATTGATTCGAATAAAACAATTCCTGTGTCGGAAATTTTTGAGAAAGATGGTTCATTTAAGGAAGGACAAGAATCCAGATTTAGAGGGTGGTGCCAAGATTACATTTCGTACATCAAAGGAGAAAACCCGTTCACGTTTCCGTTTCGTCTTCCTCCTCCGGAAAGCCTAATTGCTCCAATTGATCGCAAGATCTCTCACTTAGGAGAAAAAATCGACAAACCTCGCAAGTATCTTACGCTCACGAAGTCCTTCACGTCTCCCTATCAGGAAAAGATAATCAAAAACTTACCCATTCGTATCGGTGGAAATGGTCCACTCATTTGCGTATTTCCTGAAAACAAACCATTTAGTGAAACATTTGGAAAAGTTGGAGAACAGTATGAATATCGCAAAGGAGTTGACAAGTTCTTATCTCAATCAAAAGTTGCGCTGTACAGTTCAAAATTTGCGCTGATTGTAAACATCTTAGCAAATTCAACTGGGATTGCGTTTGTCTATTCAAACCTTGTAGAGAGTGGAGCAAACTTATTTGCAATGTGTTTGGAAGAGCATGGATACGATAACGCAATGAAAGATAACTTTTTAAAGAACCCGTCTGGAGAAGTAACGAAAGGATCAAAAGGAAAATATGTAATCTTTACGGGGGAATCATCCCGAGCTGAGATTGAAAACGCATTACGACGACTGAAAGATCGTAAAAATATAGGAGGCGATGATATTCGAGTCATCATTGCGTCAGAAAAGGTATCTGAAGGAGTTGATTTTAAATATGTTCGTCAAGTTCACGTCTTAGATCCATGGTTCAATATGAGTCGTGTTGAGCAAGTGTTGGGTCGTGGAATGAGAACATGTTCTCACTCATTGCTTCCGTTCGAACAACAAAACTGTACAGTCTATCTTCACATCTGTAGATATCCAGACGATACGAAAGAAACAGCAGATGAATATATCTATCGTGAGTTTGTAGAGAACAAAGCTGTACGAATTGCGACGATGAAGAAAGTGATTATGGAATCAGCAATTGATTGTAATCTGCAACAAGGAATTAATAACCTTCCGGAAGATTGGAGAAATTTATCAATTCCCCAAATTCGATCACAGGATAAGAAGGAGCTGAATTTATCACTCATCCAAATGTCGGCTCCTACGTTTGAAGATACAGTAACGGATCTGGTTTGTAGAACACAGGCATCTCCAGAAGATAAGGAACACGTGAGACCACTCTCTGCAATTTTAGATATCCGCGATGAAGTATTTGACAAGCTAATTAAATTGTTTTCAAGAAAGACTGTATGGTCTATGAAAGACCTATTTAGCCAACCTACAATGAAACAGTATTCAAACGATGTTCTTGAATATATACTTCAAAACGCAATTGAGAATCGATTGGAAATTAAAGATACGAATAACCGAAGTGGAATCTTGAAATCACGAGATGGAATTATTACACTAACATTCCAAGAGAATGATACACTTGTAGAAAAGATGATCCCCGAAGAAAAAGGAAAAGCTGCTCCATTACCTGAAGCAGCTGTGGTTGAAGAAGTCAAAGAAGAGGCTGAAGATGCGGATATTGCCGCAAAACGTGACGCATTTGAATGGCCAGCATTTGCAAAAGACTTTGATACTCAAATTTTAGATTGGTACATTGTGGATAACGTACTCACGCCCGCCGAGCGTCAAACGTATCTCTTAAATCTGGATTGGTCATCTCCTCCCATCTACGCAAAAGATCTCATCACACGTATGAAGAATGGGAATGCAATGTATATCTTAGGATCCAAACAGATTTACAATCACGAGAAGACTCTAATTGTTCCAATCGGAGAAGAGCAAGATGTGTATTCAAAATGGCTTAACAAAGCAAAGGAAGATTTCTTAGCAAAGAAAGAGATTCCATACGTCTCAATGAAATACGATCCCAAATCAATTATTTTCAATATCGATCCGAAATCAAGTAAAATTCAAAAAGCGCCTCGTACAAAAGTAATTACTGGACGCGCATGTTTATCGTACAATGAATCAACCTTAAATGCATTTTTAACATGGTTAACTGGTGAGAAGGCATTCCCTCAAAGTGTAACCTCAAAGAAAGATAAGTGTATGTATTTGGATTTAACGATCCGCAGAGAAATCATTCAAGAAAACGAGACCATATTTTGGCTTGCACCTGAAATTCTTGAAATTCTTGATAAAGAAGATGAGAACCGTAAAGACCTATTGAAACGTCTCAAATAAAAATGGATTTTTTTAAACGAACTGTATGAACGATACACAGAATAGAATGTCGACACTCTCGGATCTTAAGAATGCGATTCGCCGTGGCGATACTGAGCTGGTTCGTGAAATCGCGAATGAGCTCAATGATGAGAACATCAATATTACAATCGCACTGGATCTAGCAAGGAATCTTAACCGGACAAAGGGTAAGCGTGGGATGTGGGATGATATTGTAGAGATCTTGGAGGACTACTTCAACTAAAAAACAAACAATTTTTAAATGAAAATGGATTTAACCACCACCTGAAGAATCGGCGTTCAATATACAATGGTGAAGCGTGCCCGTGAGGCAAGTGTCGAATTTGACGTTATGGATGGATTTGTGATCATTAAGCACTACGGAAAGAAATATGCATGGCACCCTCCGAAAAACATTACACTGAATAAATTTCTAACGGATTCTACGTTTGAATATAGTGTTGTTCATAACTCACAGGGCAAGGCCATGATTAACGTGGAAGATCTACGGAAGAGCAAAGATGTGCTTCGGCAAGAGATCAACCCTCTACAATACAAAGATATTGATAGTTGGGTCGCAGATGAATAAAACGGTCTAAAGAATGTTCTGAAGAAAAGAACAACATATGGATCCTCTTTTTGAACGTCGTCAACTCACGAAGAATGTTCACATCACATCGAGGTTTTTGCAGAAGAATATTCAATCGTCACTTCTCTCACAGTTACGAATGAACTATGAGGGAAAATGTATCAGTGAAGGATTTATTCAAGAAAACAGTATTACGATTATAAACTATACCGTAGGTCGTACGAATTATATCCGTGGAGGAATTGATTACAACGTAACGTTCCAGGCGGATGTTTGTATGCCGCACACGGGTCAACGGTTCAAGGCTCCTGTGAAACTACGAAGCAAGATCGGTATTCATGCGAAAACTCCTCCGATTGAAATCCTCATCCCTCGCGATCTCCACTTAGGGAATGAAGAATTTGAAACGATTAAGATCGATGAAGATATTGAATTCGAAGTCGTGGGTGCTCAGTACAAGCAAGATGATGAAACAATTGTAGTCGTGGGCCGTCTTCTGAATAAAGTTGCGCTTCCTGTCGAGACTCCTCTCAACATTGCGGAGGAGGCTGCGCTGATCGAAACAACTGCCGAGCAAGGACCTCCCGATGAAGGTGAACAAAAACAAGTTGTAATCACATCTGACGAGAAACCTAAGAAGAGACGTCTCAAGAAGCCTGCGGAAGGAGGATCCAGCGACCAACAATCATTCGATACTGTTTTAAACGTCAATGTATAACTATAGCAAATGAATACGGTTTCTCGTTCAAAGAAAGAGTGGTTAAAGGATCACCTTGATCACATGGACCTAAACGAACATGCTCAAGTGTTTAGTATCATACGAAAACATACCGATCAATTTACTAAAACCCAAAACGGAGTGCTGATCTCTACAGATAACCTAACCGATGAGTGCTTAACTGAAATTGAGAAGTATATTAATTTTTGCATGGATCAGAAGAAGCGAATGGACGAAGATCAGAAAGCACGTAAGAACTATGAACGAATGATAAATCATGATTAATTGGTAGAAAACGAATAGGGTTTATTCCTATCAAAAAGATAATAGAAAATGGAGACATTCGTTACTCCGGACGTGATTCAAGGAATCACTGAGTTTATTGAAATTTCAAAGAAAGACTCGAAAGCAGAACTTGAATGCAAGCTGCTTTCGAACCGCATTCAAACAAAGGATGTCGCGGATCGTATCTTGAAAGCAATTCAAGGTATGTCGATTGGGGGCGTTACAGATGAAACTCGTCTGTCGCTGTCATATCAAGACAATGTTCGCGTCAACGTAGTAACTCCGCCTCTTGTCCACAAGGTCTGTGTACAGGGTTCATTTAAAGATGTTCCCCTACTGGTCGAAATCAAAAAGCCATATTACGAAAAAGGTCTTGGGAAGAAAGATGTACTTGATATCTCGGAAGCCAATACCCGCTTCAGTCTTCGGAGTGAAAAGGAAGTTCGTCGCGATTGGGACGGATCTCCAAATGACCCGAAGGCTCACCTTCGTGTTCTGAATCGTAAATCATTTAAGACACCGAGCGAGCTCTTTCGAATTGATTTCTCGATGGTAAAGACTAGACGTATCAATTCAAAGCAAACGATCAAGGACGCACTCAAGCAACAGCCGGCCTATGAACTTGAGATTGAGTTTGTAAATAAAAAGACAACACTCTCGAATGAAATCATCGTAAAGGAGTATTTCAAGATCATTACGGCAATTCTTCAGGCGTATCACCAGTCACCGTTCTTGCTTTCAAACTCTGACATTCAGAGATATGTTCAAGAATTCAAGATGACGTCAAACGTATTCTATGACCTAAAAACTCTAGAGCGCAGACATTTGAATGCCGAGAATCCTCACAATATTCTCCAAGGATACACTGTAACCATCAAAGCAGATGGTGATCGTTGTGGCCTGTATGTTGCTCGTGATAAGAAAGTTCTAAAGATTCCAAAGAATCCTGAGCAGCTTGTCTGGACTGGAATTACAGCTCGTGATGCTAGTCACGTTGGAGATTTCATTGATGGCGAATATATTGCTGATAAAAATCTCTTCTGTATCTTCGATGTATTTCGATTCCGCAATCGTGATACGAAATCACTTCCTCTGCTCACATCTGACGAAGATCTTGTGAAGAATCCTCTCAAAAGCAGACTGGGATGCGCAAAGCTATTTGTTGACGATTTGAAGACGGAGTTTACGATGAATGCATCGGCAACTCCTCTTCGTGTTGAAACAAAACTGTTCTTGGCAGGAGATGGCATTGCGATGGAAGAATCAATCAAGACGCTTCTCAGCACTCAAATTGAGTATGAGCGAGATGGTCTAATCTTCACACCTCGTTCAACCGGAGTTGCTCCTGCTGAAGACAGACGTGGTAAGACGTGGCTTCGTGTGTACAAGTGGAAGCCTCCTCACCAAAACAGTATTGACTTTCTTGTTAAAATCAGTCCAGAAGATACGATTGATCCTGCGACTGGAGAGAAAGCAAAGAAGGGTGAACTGTATGTGAGTCGTACTCCGGACAGTGACTTCATTTATCCTCGCGAGACGATGAATGGCGAATATGCTCCAAAGAAGCTTCCTCAAGAACTCCAAAAGGTTGCAGATAGTAATACTCGTATTCCATCTATCTTTCAGCCTTCAGTTCCTCGTGACCCCGAAGCGTCTCAAATCTTTATTCCGGTCGATTCGAAAGGAACTCCCATCGATGAAGACAAGAACAAGATTGAAGATAATACAATCATTGAATGCTACTTTGATGTTGAAAAGTATCGTTGGGGCGTGATGCGAACTCGTTATGATAAGACGTATCAGTACAGAGTTCTTCAACAACCAATGTATGGAAATGATATTGCGACAGCAGATAATGTTTGGACATCGATTCACGTTCCGATTACTGAAGCAATGATCTCATCATTTGTTACGACTCCTCCAGATTCAACGTATGAAGACGATATGTATTATCGCGATGATATGAATCGTTCGAGCCGCGAGTTTGCTGATGTGTATGGATTTCACAATATGGTAAAGGAAGATCTTTATAAAACAAACTTGAAGGCAGACGATACTCTTCTTGAAATTGCGTCAGGGAGAGGTGGAGATCTACACAAGTGGAAGCGTGCTCATGTTTCAAAGGTTGTTGCAGTAGACTATTCTCTTGCGAATATCATTTCGCCCAAACAAGGAGCAGCAACTCGCTATCTTCTTGAAAAAGAGAGAAATCCTCACGACTACATGCCTCAAATTCTCTTTCTACAAGGTGATATGACATATTACCCTCTTCTAGATCAGGAAGACAAGTATATGCCAATTCTAACTGGAAAGGAAACTGCCCCGACAGAATATCTAGCACAGTTTGAAGGACTTACAAAGTTTGATGCAATCTCTTGCCAGTTTGCTCTACACTACGCATGCCAGTCCGAAGAAACATTCCTCCAATTCGCAAAGAATATTGAAAAGTATGGAAAGAAGGTTTTCTTTGGAACGTGTTCAGATGGTCAGTCAATCTATTCACTCCTGCTAGGAAAGAAGACTCATCTCTTCAATAACAGAAAGCAGTTGGTTGGCGAGTACACGAAACAGTACATGGATAAAGATACATGGACAGAAGACTTTGGAATGCCAGTCAAGGTTATGCTTGAAAGCTTTGAGAAACCCGCAATTGAATATCTAGTTCCGTTTGGTCGTGTAACTGAAATCATGAAAGACCACGGATATGAACTGGTAGATACGAAGCTCTTTAGTGAAATTTATACTCAGCAATCCACTAGAACTCTCACGCAAGAACAACAGGTATTCTCATTCCTCAATCGTACATTCGTCTTCCGCCGAATGACTCGTGTTGAAAAGAAGGAAGCTGCTGAAGAGAAAGAAGAAGAGCCCGAGAAGAAAGAAGAAGAGGCAAAGAATGAAACAGCTGAAGAAAACTTGAAGAAGGAACCTGAGACTGAGACGAAGGAGGAAGAGACTGAGAAGAAGGAACCTGAGACTGAGAAGAAGGAGGAAGAGACTGAGAAGAAGGAACCAAAGCGTCGTAAGCTTCGAAAGGATCCTGAACCTGAACCGATTCTATTCCATGGGTCTGATGAAAGCAAAGGAGAATACAGAAACTTCAGCAATGGATCTCAGCATCCGATTGATATGGATGGTGAGAAGTTTGCAACTGTTGAACACTACTTCCAAGCCATGAAAGCAAAAGAATTCAAAGATGATGAAATTTACAATAAAGTTCTAAAAACCAAAACACCGAAAGCTGCAAAAGCAATTGGGAAGAAGGTGAAAAACTTTATACAAGAAGTGTGGGACGCGAAACGAGATGAGATTATGGAGAAGGCGGTTCGGGCAAAATTTGTACAACATCCTGAACTGAGAAAGGAACTCATGGCAACTGGAGATAAATTGATCGGAGAAGCTGATCCTCGTAACACGTATTGGGGAATTGGAACCTCAATGGATCTTGAAAAGGCAAAGAGTCCGTCCAAATGGCGTGGACAGAACAAAATGGGAAAGATCCTGATGGCGCTCCGAAACACATTTAACAGTGAATCTATGCCTTAAAGAATCCAGCTTTAAAATTACCAGATAGCCCAGTTGTACCTGTTGTCCATGATGACAAATCGGATGAATAATAAAACATAGTGTCGTTATACCCACATATAAATATACGTTGGTCTGTTCCAAAAATAGTGCCAGGAATTCCTTGAAGAATTGGAACAACGGGATCTGGGATTCGTATCCAAGTTGTACCATCTACACTTTTTTCAGTTGCGGTAGGGTCTGTTCCTCGAGAGACATACATCGCACCAGTCGTTTTTCCAAGATTTGTTCCGTTTCCATAACTAACTCCAACGATAGTTGACCATGTTACGCCATCTGAACTGTAAAATTTAGATTTCGTAGTATCTGTACGCTGACCTACGAGTATAATAAATTTGTTTCCATCCCATAAAATATCACCATATCGTTGAACTCCTGCGTCGCTAAACGCGGTATCAGCTATAGCACCCCAGGTTTGTCCGTCATTTGAAAACGCAACATCAAATGATCCAGAAGTTTGAAGAGGAATCGCAATTAATATAGTTCCATTTGTAGCCATATATGCAGGGTATGTTTCATTCGTTGTTCCTGTTGTTCCAGCCCATGTAATCCCATCTGTACTTGTAGCAACTGATCCTCCTCCATCTACAGCCACCCATTTTGTTCCAAACCAAACAACTGAAGTACAGGGACCCATCGTGGTAGATGGTCCTGTAGAAATATCGCCCAAGCCAACCCACGATATGCCATCGTAACTGTATGCAAGTACATTTGTCCCTGATCCTCCAGCAACCCACATTGTTCCATTCCAATCTGCACAATTTCCTTCTGTTGTAAAGATTGAATTTCCAAGACCAGTCCATGTCAGTCCTCCGTCCCGACTATACAATAATGTGTTTTCTCCAGTTCCTACTCCTACTACATCTACAGCAGAAGGAGGTATAGGAGGCGGTGGACATAAGCATCCAAATTTCACAACTCGAAGTTTGTCAGGAACATATTTAAAATACTGTGGTTCCTTCGATTTTGTAGTATTACTGTGTATCAATGGTATACGGCGATTTCCTGAGATCATCATTTATAACTAAAATGGATTTAATAGATGATAGTTAGAAACAGAGAAATGCAAGAACTACTTCATACAATTTTGCTGAGAAGTCCACTCAACCTCTTTGATGAGTTTACGAAAGAATGCCAAAAGTGGTACGAACAGCCCGCTCATACCTTGACGGAAATGAGAACACGTGATAATAAAAAGATTCGAGGAGATATCTTTGAAGACTTTACAGTTTTATTTCTCAAACACGCCAGAGACTTTGATGAGGTCTGGCGTCTTGGAGATATTCCTGACGATGTACTTGATAAACTTGGACTTAAAAAGAACCAAGATATGGGAATTGATATTGTAGCAAAACGAGGTGACAAGTATGTTGCCGTTCAATGCAAATATAAGAAACATACCAGTTTCAAAAAGAATATTCTGACATGGAAACAGCTTTCAACGTTCTATGCGCTTTGTCTCAGAACGGGTCCTTGGGAGAAGTATATTGTAGTCACGAACTGCGAATATACTCGTCATGCGGGTAAGAAAACTGAAAAGGATGTTTCAATTTGCCTAAAGACACTTCAGAACATTACAAAGGAACAATGGACAAAGATGTGCGAACTTGAAGGACATCAGCTTACTCAGTCTTCGAATCCGAAGACGGTTGTTGATCTCCGAGCTGCTCGGCTTGCGTACTTTGCTGGTAATACTGTTCATACGTCATCTGGCTAGGAACAGGCGCATTCCCCACAATAGGAGCAACGTATTGATCGAATAACATTTGACCTACAAGTTTTGAAGCATCGTCTTCACTAATTTCGCCTTTTTCAATTTGACGACGGAGTTTCAGCATATTGAAAAACTTCTCATCAAGCTTTCCATCGATATGCATTTCATAAATAGACGGAAACTCATCATAGAGACGCTGATTCTCATCGGCAACTTTTTTGCGGTACTCATTTTGGTTGGTGCGTTTCAGACCTTTGTGACGACGCATACTCTCGTCCATGTTACGAACAAGGGCTTGAATTTGAATCGAAGTAAGACTCGACATTTCTCTTATTTCTGTTCAATAGATTAAGATGACAAGTCTACCGAATACGGTTGGGCCAAATGGTCAAATAATTATTAATCAAGGGCCTCCTTTACATACTGGATTTGTTCAGCATATGCAAGGGAGCCCGATTGATGCTGCTGCCGCAAAAACACTTGCTGCTCAACAAAGTCAAATCGCAGCAGCCAGATCGTTAGGAGCTGGTCAGCGTGGTTCGTCTCGCAGACGGAAGCATAAGAAAATGCGCGGTGGTATGAATTTAACTGCGAATATCCCGTCAATCCCTGAAGCCCATACGATTCCGGGTGTATCTCATGTACAGAATCATCTTAATGCTGTTAATAACTTAAATCAAATTCGCCACGATCAAGTCTATGATGGTCTTGTGAACGCAACTCCTATAAAAATGGGCGGGTTTCGAATGACAGATGCAGAAGGACTGTATCCTGGAAGCGGTACTCATGTTGATACAAAACGTAGTCGTAAGACAAAGAAAAAGCATGGAAGCCGTCACAAACGGACTCATAGGCGGATCAGTCGTAAGTCTACTTCTCGTCGTAGCAGGGGGCGTCGCTCTCACAAGTAATTTATGGGAACTCTATTATACGCCAAGAATGGCGTTTGCGTGGATAATCTTACTCACAGCTCTTACCGTAGGGCAACTGTATTTGACGTATATGCTAGTGTCTGCTTTCGCGGCAGCACCTGTTCAAACAAAACAAGCAACTGTCTCATAAATTCTTTACAATCCTCTTCGCAGATAATACCGGTTAGAATAATCTTTCCAGTTCGAAATACTTTTGCGGTCCACTTATCTGTTCCGACGTGAATCTTAACACCAGGATACACGTCAGGATCATAAAATGACATCACATTCTCTAGCTTCGATGTACGAATTGAATTATGAAGCGTTTCGCGTGGAATTGTTTCATTTGAAAGCAGTTTCGTCGTGTAATTCATAAGAACAACTCGGCGATTAAATGTTTCAATTGTCTCGACAGGTTCGCGATAGGATTCTTGGCAAGTTGTATGAAGAATTTGAAGAAGTTTCTTCATTGAATCCTTATCATATCGTTCATCAAGAACACCTGTTAGATGGAAGACGCCATTCTGGAAAATCTTGACAGTAATCTCTTTTTTCACAAGTTCACCGTTTCCATCATTCATCATAACAATCGTGATTGAGTTATGACCAAATCCAGTATTGTTTGTCGTTTTCTTTTCCTTCTTGGATCGATGTTTAATTTTATCACGACTACTTTCTCCTTTCTTTACGAGTCCTTTCTTTTCAACTTTAATGATCGTTTCAGTAAGAGGAAGAATCTCTGCAAGTTTTGTGGTATCAAACTTCAAGTTTGTCGTGTAGAGAACAACCATCGTTGAGAGTGTCGGATTCTCCATGTTTCTTTAAATCATTAAACGTGTAGATAATATCAATTTCGTTTTTCCAGGAGTAGGGTAAACTTTCAGGATATTGCAAAACACACGCAACTGGGAACTTTCGAATCAATTTTCGCAACCGAGTTTGATGGGTTGGCTCTAGCATCCATCCAGGTTCTAGATACCCTAAAAAGATACAGCATTCTTTATGATGGTTTACAATTGAGTCACATTCATCAGCAAGAGATTGGGTTGTTGTTTTTGAAAGATCAATGCATCGAATTGTCTCATATCTTTTTTGAAAGCTATCCAAAAAGATATGAAAGGTTGATAGATTTGTACACACATACAACATTTGTTTACTTAATTCTAAACTGTTTAAGCAACAGGATAGTGTCTAGGATCGTTAATCTTTAAGTGAGCAGGAGATCCAGCAGGGATCTGATATTTAATAGGAACGCGTCTACGATCTAGACTATCATTGCCGTGGTGTTTCTCAACATACTTATGATGATCTCTATTAAAGTTATACGATCCAACCTTACGAGCATCATCAGCTCGAGCGACTGTAAACACAGGAATACCGCCATTACCTTTCAAAGGACGAGCTTGGTAGTCGTTGTGAGGAACATTTGCAGGGTGAGTGTGAATTGCTTGAGCAATATCATTGTTGTTCACACAGCAGGACGTCAGATGTTTTAGACGAATCGTATCATCGACAAACAGAGGTCCGCCAAGTTCATTCTGAAGATGGGGCTCTGTAGACGGCTGAATACAGCTTTCAAGAGTATTAGTTCGGTTGCTTGCGTTCTGAGGAACCATGTTTGCGGTATACTGTCCGCTACCTGTGTAAGGAGTCGGTCCGGCAATGGCTACGCACGCACTAATGCTTCCTGCATCATTTGAATTGGCAACATAGCGCTGTGCTTTCGGAAAAATACCACCATCGCTATTGATAGCATCTCCACCTACAAACGCCGTAAACATACTTGCATCAGGAATGCGTCCTCCAGATGCCTTTGTCGTTACAGTCGCAGCTTTAAGAGTGCTCGTCGTTCCGGTTCCAGATGGATCAGAGACGTTGTTAATTACACCTTGGCGAGTTGATGTAAAAAATTCTGCGTTCGCCTGAAGGCGTCGTCTCATTGTAATTGTTGACGCGTCAGAACGTACTGTTGTATCAATAATTTTAGGAGCCGCAGCTGCCTTTCTACGAAGGAATTCCGTATAGGACATTTGTGTGTTACATGGATTTTAATTATACAAGGTCTACATGAGAAAGCATCATTCGGCGACAGCACATCTTTGTGATACCAATATCGTCTAGAGCTTTTCCTTCAGCAGTCTTTACGGTAGAAGCAGTTAGATACTCCATTTCACCAGTTTCAGACTTCCCTTCCTTTCTACGATGTTCCTTTACCTTCTCAAGATACATCATCCACCTGCTGGAAATCCAGGGGTTATTACAGCTAAAGCATCTGACTGGAATAATCATTTTCTTGTTCTTACTTTAGCTAATTGTTTGTAGATTCGTTTTCTATATGAGAAATAAGAATGAACAACGATAGTTTATATGCACTAGTCGTACTTGGCCTTTTAGTTGGAGTGATCTCAGCAAAACGATTTGCCGGGGGTCTTCTTGAACTATTGCTAACCCTCACTCGCCCCGGGTCAACTATCCTTTTATTAGGGCTTGTTGCGTACATCTACTCTCGAGGGCTTGTCTATACATCGTTAGCTGCCGGTGTTGTGAGCGTCTATCTATTAAAAGATGTATGGACATATTGGCCGGCGTCCGACGATCGTAGACTTCAGATTGATGTTGGATTAGATCAGGCTCGATTCAATCCCAACACAAGTGTTGATCTTCAGTGGGCAACTGGATCAGCTGTCCACGATAGCCCTAATATGATGCATAAAGACCGTGATGTAAGTGATCTACTTCTTTATCCCCCAACGGCGGACACTCTTGCAAGTATGTCTGGCTAAAGCGGATTCTCGTTGAGACCCTCGCATACCTGCAAAGTGTAGAAAGTACGCAGAGGGAATCGGAATTCCTAACAGTTGAGAATGAACATATAAACAATTCCATTCATTTGGAATGACCGTATAGAGCTGACCTATTTGTAACTCGTATCCGATACATCCTTGCTCATAATGAAATCCTCTCGTATGACCAACGCATTTTTCAATGTATTTGTCGTAAATCATTTTTAGAGACTGAGCATGTTGCTTCGGATCACAGATCATAACACCCGTATTTAAAATAGAATTTGTAGTAAGTTCAAGATCTACTTTTTTGTAATACATCTGTGCGCTATCAACAAATCCAACTGTTTCCAAATACGAATATTGGCTTGGTGAAGTTTGTTTCACTTCATCTACAAGTCCAATCTTACCGTGAAGTTCAAGCGTGTGGATTGGAGGAGCACGTTCTTCAATAAATATATCCGCATCCAGTACGACTACCAAATCATAGTCTTGTAAATGTGAAGGCACTAAGCATTTTTGAAAGGAAATTGTATCAAGATGAGTTTGAGTAGGATCTAAAAACTCTGTAAAAATCTTTAAATCATACCCATAGCGTTCACAATACGATACCACAGAAGGTTTAAAAAGTTTCTCAAATTCAGCGATGTAAAGTTTCCCAATTGAAATGATTCCAATACACACTTTCATTTTGTAGTTCTACCAAATAATGTTTAATTCAGTGGCAGACCAATACTCAGATGGACCATTGATAAACCGACGATGAATGATGAACGGTAGTTTCTTTTCATGAACTTCGCGTTCAGCAACTTCCCAGACGAAACGAGGAGATGACGTCAGAATTCCATCAAGAGATACAACTGGTTTGGCGCCTTCTGCAATTTGCTGAGCACGAGTACCAATTAGAGTGGTATACTCGTACTTCGTATAATATGGAAGAGTAGCCCTCGGATTTTTAAATGATTCCAGGATTTCCTCCCGAGTTACAGAATGTACCTCAGGATGAATGATGCGAGAATCGAATCGAACTTGGTTCATTTATGTAGAATAGAGTTTGATTTCTTTAACCGATTTCCGTTTTAAGTCAACGGACCCTGTATTCATAAATGTGGAAGGCTCGCGATAGTATTGGTAGCATTGAGCTTCTAGACACAATGGGAAGTGATCTGATGGTTGTCAATGCTGCTCGAGTCTCGTTCGCAAAAGAGTCAAAGCAGCTGACTGCTGGAGACGCTAAGCTCATTAAGTATCTTGCGGATCACGAGCATACATCTCCCTTCTTTCATCCTCAAATTCAGTTCCGAATCAAGATGCCGATTTTTGTAGCACGGGAATGGTATCGTCACCAAATTGGATTCAGTCGCAATGAAGTGAGTCGTCGATATGTCGATACACTTCCCGAATGCTGGGTTCCATCTTCAGATGAACTTCGTGAACGTGATCCGAAACTCAAGCAGGGGAGCAAAGAAACTCCTGTTCAAAATGCCGACGTTCTTCATGAAAAAATCGACGAACTCTCTGCCAATTGTCTTCAGGTCTATACCAATCTTCTGGATCAAGGTGTAGCTCCTGAAATTGCACGAACGGTTCTTCCTCAAAGCATGTATACGGAGTTTATTGAAACGGCATCTCTTGCTGCGTATGCTCGTCTGTATAAGCTACGCACTTCTCCCGATGCTCAGCGTGAGATTCAAGCGTATGCGAAGGCTATCGGCGACCTCCTTTCTTCACGGTTCCCCTTCTCTTGGTCTGCTTTGACTTCTTCCGACGAATAGTTCGACCGCCTTTAAGGCCGATAGATGTAGCAAACTTACGAATGTTGAGTATCTCTTTGGGAGGATATCCCGGAGACAGTCTCTTGACGTACTCAGCAAGAGTTTCTCCAGACTTAGGCGCAGGATACGCAGGTCCGTTATATTCTTCACTCGAAGCTGACATTGATTGTTGTACAGCAGCTCGACTAAGGTGCGACGCAGCAGGAACAGACGGAGTTGGAAGTAAACTAGATGATAATGCAACAGCAGACGGATTTAATGGGTTGAGAGCAGGGTAATCGAAAAAATAATGTATCTTCGAAGTTTCGTCAGTTAAATGAATTGATGTTGTAACTGGCGATCCTGTCGGAACATCGTGTTGTCCTGCTACATCAAAGGTAGAATCACGACTGAGTGTAATATGATAGAGACCATCAGAAACTCCCTGATCATTTTTATTTGTTAATCCGATGATGATAAAGGTGGCATTATATTTTAGACGTAACCGTAGACCATCGTCTAACCGTTTTATGTTATCCAGTAGACTATCGTAGTCTCGATCTGAACCAAAATACTTCTCTTTAAAATACGCCTTTCGTGCACTCATATCCATTCCACCAAAGAATGTATCTAAAAAAAGCTGAGCTTGTCCCTTTATGTTACTGGGATCTGAGTTTCCAACTAGAGTTGTAACTTTAATATCTAAAGTGTCTCCAACTCCATCAATGTACGATTTTAATCCAGAAATTAAAGCATCGTACCGACCATATTTACCTGAAAGTTTAGTCAGAACTTTAAAAAGAATATGGGACGATTCTCGAAGATTCGGTAATCTAGGAACTCCTGCCATTACTTCTTCGGTTGAGTAAAAAGTTTAGGTTTCGCTCCTTTACATTTAATTGATTTGATTGTCCGGCGTTGTGGCCATAAAATTGAACGCGTACAAATACCGATTGCCGCACCTTCTTTCGTGTTCGCCAATCGTTTACGAAGTTTTACTTTTCGGGTAACATCTTTAATACAATCGCACATACGTTTGGCTTGTGTACGTCCCATTTATTCTGTAACCAACATTCTTAATTCCTTTTCCATTGGAGTAGGATTCTGTTGAGGTACCTGTGGGAATTGAACGATGATCGGTTGCTCGACAGGGGCAGGTTTCGTTTCTTCGAAGAGCGCATCGAGTTCTTCTTGGATCTCGCGACTGGGAGGGTCGGTTCTTGAAAGAATATCAGTTACAACCGCAACATCATCCATTGCTTCTCTGGCGTTATCCATAATATCATCGGCCTTGTCAGCGTCAATTGTATTTTGTTTAATGACTGATGTAGCTTGAGCGGTTACAGCAAGTACATCTTTCTGGAAGCGAAGGCGCTGTCTAGCATTATCAAGTCCTTCAAGTTTATCAAGCATACCAAAGAGTGATTTGAGTTCATTTGCGTACATAACTTTGAGTTTAATATACCGGAGTGATTCGTCTTTTGTTTTCGAGTCGCGTGCCTTTTGGGCATTGATTTCAATCAGTTTTTCTAGATGCACTTTTCTCTTTTCAAGAATACCCATTTGGTCTTGAAGAGACGGAGCAGCCGTACTTAGTGCAGGAGGAACTGGATTTCTTGGTTTACCGTAAATAGCGTTTCCCATTAAATTAACTTAAAAAATTTATTGTTCATGTAAAATCCATTTTATTTGAGTGTAGCGGTTTGCTTCCACGTCGTGTCACAGTTTACGCACTGATACATCCACACGAGTTGCTTTTCATTAATTTCAACAGCAACAACGTCCGGCTTGGCAGCCCCAGTTCGAGATGAACACTCTTTGTTTGGACAAAGAATGTTTGAAAAGTGGTCCAGGGTAGGGTCATTTTTCATATTGGGATTCATAACGAGACGAACAGATTTGTCTTCGCGCAGAGAGTGCTCATAGACAATTGGATTCTCGCGACTGATTGGTTCAGTATATTCGCACTTACGGCATGAACGTACTGCAGTTTTTACACCATCAACAGTATCTTCGTCGATGCCATACAGCATATTTCTACACGAGGGACAAAAGTTCATTCTTTGCTTATATCCTGGTATTGATTGTAAATTCCATTTTCTCTATTCGTTCAAAATGGATGCGTCGCTAAATAATTGTCTTGCCTCCACATATCCATGGCGTCTAAGAAACATCTACAGCGTTTTCTAGACAATCGTCGTGCTGATGGCGTATTCAGCCATACCTTGATGGGGAACCCGGGAGGGAAATTCTTCATTCCCGAAGATGATACAACGGAGTTTTATAACCTATACATTGAAGCAATCAAAGACGATTGCAAATTGTATCTAACTGAGAAACCTCGTGAAGTAGGCCCTCTCCGCATTGATTTTGATTTCATTTATGATCAAAAGACGGAGAAGCATCTACATACGCAAGACCAAGTTGTATCCTTCACCAAGGCCTATATGGACATGATGAAGCAATACCTAACACTTCCTGAGAATGTGGATGTCTACGTGATGGAAAAGCGTCGCCCTACATTCGATGAGAAGAAGCAACGATACAAGTCTGGAATTCACATTGTCGTTCCTCAAGCTTGTACTCACAAATATGTAGAACAAAGCGTACGTCGCGCTCTCCTGAAGCGAATGGATGAATTCTTCCCCGAACTTCCACTCAAAGATTCATGGGACAAGGTGTATGATGAGCAAGTTCTAAATCGGTCTCAGCAGTGGACACTCTATGGTTCACGCAAGAATGATGAGAATGCTCTTCCGTATAAGATTGCGTATGTTCTCAAGTACGATGGAGACACGATTGCTGTTGAGAATACAGTTCCTGATATCAATATTGATCTACTTCGAACTCTATCTCTGCGAGATGAGAAGCCTGAGACTCCGATGACAGAAGAAGGAAAGGCGTTGTATGGAACCTCTCGCAAGAATGTTGGCGACGATGTTCGTATTTCGGGTGGAAAGCCTCGTGTAGGTCGCCCATCCCAGCGTTCTGAAAAGCCTGGGTCTCGTGGTTCATCGCCCAATGGTCGTATCTTTGCGCAACTCGATTCAGAAACGAGAGAAACCATTAAGGCTCACGTTATGAACTTGAATCCTGAGCGTGCGGATAGTTATGAGAAATGGGTTCAAGTTGCACTCTGCCTTCACAATATTCATCCTGATTTGCTCGATGTGTTCCTGGATTTCAGTTCACAAGATGAAAAGAAATACAATGAATCAGATTGTATTCAGAAGTGGAATTCTCTGACATTCCGAAATGACGGAGATCGTATGGGTGAAGGAACACTTCGCTATTGGTCTCGCGAAGATGATCGTGAAGGATATGATGAAATTGAGAAGCTGAATGTAAATCGCCTAGTTGAGAAAGCTCGCGCATGTACTGAGCATGACGTAGCTGCGGTTATCTTTGCGAAATTCCGAGACGCCTATAAGTGTTCCGATTTCCGAAACAATATTTGGTATCGCTGGACTGGACATATTTGGCGTGAAACTGATTCAGGCGTTGATCTGCTCATGAAGCTGTCCAAGCAAATTGCGGCTATCTTCTTTGATAAGGTTGCTAAAGTTATGCAAGAAATGAGTCAGCGTGGACTCACAGAATGTACGGGTGAAGGAGAAGGAAAGAAGGATTGTGGAGTTTGTGAGTACTGTAAGATGGAACATGAAAAGAATGATTATCACAATGTATTCACTCAACTCAAAAAGACATCGTTCAAAGCGAACATTATGAAAGAATGTCGTGAACTCTTCTTCGATGAAGAATTCACAAAGAAGATTGATGCAAACAAAGATCTGATTGCGTTTAACAATGGTATTCTAGATATGACAACTCCCGACTTTGCGTTCCGCGATGGTAAGCCCGAAGATTACATTTCATTCAGTACTGGGATTGATTATGACCCGAAGCGCAATTACTACGAGTATCCCACGTGGCCCGAAGTCGAAATGTTTATCAAGAAAGTTCTTCCCGACAAGGAAGTTCGTGAGTATTTCATGAAACATCTTGCGACAAATTTGAGTGGTGGCAATTTGGCACAAAAGTTCCACATTATGACTGGTTCTGGATCAAACGGTAAGTCAATGATCATGAATCTTCTAGCAAAAGCACTTGGCGATTACTCGTGTACTGTACCTATTTCACTCATTACACAGAAACGTAAGAGTTCTGGTTCTGCTGCTCCTGAAGTTGCCCGACTCAAAGGACGTCGTTTCGTAACGATGCAGGAACCTGATGAAACAATTGCGCTCAATACTGGACTTATGAAGGAACTCACATCAGGAGAAAAGGTGTTTGCTCGTGATCTGTTCAAGTCAGGTTCAGAGTTTGAAATCCAGGCAAAGTTCCATCTTGCGTGTAACGATAAGCCGAAGATCAACACGACGGATGGAGGTACTTGGCGTCGTCTAGTTGTCATCAACTTTACCTCAAAGTTTGTACCGAATCCTACAGCAGCAAATGAGTTTCCACTTGATGAATCAATTCAATTCAGTGTGAATTCTCCGGAATGGGCTACACCGTTCCTTGCGTATATGGTTCACATTCTCAAAGAAGGAAAGGGGCTACGAAAGCTACATACTCCCGCAAAAGTTATGGAATATACTTCAGAATACCGCAATGAAAATGACGGAATTGCGAAGTTTGTTTCAGATAAAATTGCTATGCTCGAAGAAGGAGAAGAGATCAACCCCATTGATAAAACGACTCTTCGACGTGTCTTCAAACAGTGGAAGGAAGAAAATGAACAACGAGCTCTATCTCCTGCAGATATGGAAAAGCGTATGGAAACTCAATTTGGAAAGTATGTAAAGCCCGGTTGGACGAATATCAAGCTTCTTGATTAATGTTTGCGACGAAGAGTCTTCTTCGACTTCTTCGCACGACGAGTTTTACTTCTACGGCCTCCACGCTTTCCACCCATCGTTGTCATGCCAGGAGTTTCAGGCGCAACTCCAGTTACATTGACATTACTTAATCCTGTAGAATCTACGACCCCCTGAGCAGGTCCTTGAATTGCACTTTTTGCCTTCTGGTATGCACCAGTGATGCCTTCCGCAATGGAATCAAATACGCCCATCTTTGTTAAGTAAAACTATTTTACTTCATACGGCCACCTACGGGAGCATACTCACGAATGTACGGAAGCGTTAGCATAAGAACTAAATACGCAACCGCAAGATTGATTGTTGCGCCAATTGCGTCACCAATGCTTATCTTGACAGGGCCAATCTGGATCGTGATTTTATCAACAGACTGCTGAGCACTGGGGAAAATAGCACCAATGAACGGAGCAACTATATCACGGGAAATTGATCCAAAGAAGTCTTTTAAGGACGCACCAAGATAGAACGCTACAGCAAAATTCGTAATCGTTACAGCACCCATTTTACACTCAAGTTAGATTCTTTTTGAACATAAATGTAATGGATACCAGATTCTGGGGCCCCAGTGGATGGCAATTATTCCACTTAATTGCATTTCGATCACCGCATCCAGAAGAACTCCTTCTGATGATCAAAGATATACTTCCGTGTAAATTTTGCAGAGAAAGCACGAAACAGTTCACTCACGAACTTCCAATGACATCCAATCCGGGGAAATGGTTGTATGACTTGCATAATAAAGTCAACAATAAATTACGAACTCAGTGTAAAGATGACCCCGCCGTTATTAATCCTGGTCCTGATCCCTCCTTCGAAGACGTAAAGAAAATATACATGTCCATGAAACCAACTTCTATACCCGGTCGAGATTTCCTGTTCTCTGTTGCAATAAATTATCCCGACTCTCCTGAGGAAACAGATATGGCAACTCAGCGCACATTTATGCACAAACTTTCAGACGTGTATCCATTTGAAAGTTCTACATTTAAAAAATACCTATCGGAACATGAAGTTGCTCTCAGTTCACGAAAGGCCTATACGAAGTGGATGTACGGATTACTCAGTGAACTTGCGCAAGTAATGAAAGCAGATTTACCATCGTATAAAGGATATGTATCTCGTGTAATGTATTTCAAATCCGGATGCCAAAAAAAGACCTATCGTGGAAAAACATGTCGTCGTACAAAAACTGGGTTTCGTACGAAAGATCGCGATCATCGCAGAACATTTCGTATAACACGAGAGAGCTTACTTTGAAGTCGTCTTCTCTCGACTCTTCAGCATTCCGACATTGCGAACATGCTTTTGAGAATACTTTCCATCCTTTCCACGACCCTTCTCCTTCTGGTCCTTCTTGGTCTCACGACGAGTGAACGGTTGATCCATGTTTATTTGAATTAAAAATGTGTTTCTGAAATGAATCCGTTTTTACTCCGAATCGTCATTGTCGCTCTCGCCGTGAGAGCCATGTGAATAGTCCCACTTGAGCACATATGCCTTTCCGGCGATTTCAAATGGCATATCTGGCATTTCCGGAATAGGCTTCTCGGTCCAGAAATCAATGAGACCATCGCTTTCATCTCCACCAAATCCACTTTGGTAGTGATGATTGTCTCCACGATACGGATGAATATACTTCATACAATGCTGATGAATTAGCGCATCAATCTCGTACCAATACTTGAATTCATCTTCATCCTTTCCGAGCTCCATGAAGTAATCTTGAGCAATCGTAATCTTCTTTCCATCAGGTCCATAGACTCGTCCCCAAAAGAGACCACCGTATCCGGCTGGCGTCTTTAGAGGTACCTTGTCACCACGCATCGTGGTGATCATCTCGTCCTTTGCAGCATGAAACTTACCGAACGGCATTTTGTTTGTTGAAAGATGTTCTCCGTTGTGAAATTAAATCCATTTTTATGACGTTCAAACAATGGAATCTTGGTATCCGTATGTAATTGGAACAATTATCTTTTTGTATATCCAATCGTTTAACAGAATTGCAAGACTGTATTTAGAATCAGGAAGATCACTCGTGTGGAAAGATTTTTTCACACGGGTAATCCCAATGGCAGCTGTGGGGTTCGAACCCACGATAGATCACTCTAGCAGTTCTTAAGACTGCCGCCTTAACCACTCGGCCAAGCTACCAATCTTAGTTGGCATGGCGTATGTAAATCCTTAAAGGTTAAACCGTTTCTTGAAATCGGTAACCGAAGCACGAAAACTAGGTTTATTCCACAAAACCCATTTGCTTAATGCACCGGCTGTATCTGGCTGATTCCAATGTTCTCCCATTCCTGAATGACGTTTCAAATATCGTTGTTTACGAGTGACATCTTTATGCTTTGTAAAATCCGACATTCCTCGTGCTCCAAATGGAACTGTTTTTGTATGTCCATCCGGATACACAAATGTTGCATCCCACTTCTTCTCTTTTTTATGGGATGGTTTAATCGACTTAAGTTTCAGACGTCTCGTTTTCATCTCTGATTCTATTAATGGAAGAGTGGTATAAAAAAGTACGTCTGATGAAAGACGATAGCGAAACCCCATATGAGACTGAAAAAGTAACTCATAAAATCTTTTACGACCTAAAGAAGTCTAAGATTCGAGAGAAGGGAAAGTTTAAGAATCGTATGGGTCCAGAGTTTGAAAACTGGGAAGCCACTCTCGGTGAACGGTTTGTACCAGAGCTTGTGAATGCGATACTTTCAGATGATGAATTTTGGGAAGCGACCCTTAAATTAACGCTCGGTATTTGAAAATGGAACAATATAGAGACAATACATAGAGTATAAATATAATGGGAGACACTATTATTGGAGTACAATTCGGCATCGCAAACCCGGAAGAAATTCTAAAGCGAAGTGTCGTTGAAGTCATTACCGACAAAACATACCAAGGAAACCAACCTGTTCCTGGCGGCGTCTTTGATGCTCGTTTCGGAGTCATCGAGAATGGTAAGACGTGTCCCACATGCAAACAGACAAATTTGATGTGTCCTGGTCACTTTGGTCACATCACTCTTGCTCGTCCTGTCTACCTGTACCAATTCCTTGAATACATTCAAAAAATTCTACAAATCGTATGTCTCACCTGCTCAAACCCTTATCTACCTGATGAGGAACTTGAACGTCTCGAAAATCTCTTCAAAGGAGTTGATCGTTTCGATGCAGTTCGTGAACGTACAAAGGATTACAAGACAAAGGATCTGAAAGACACGTGTGCTTGCCCTCACTGCGGTTCTCCCGCAATCAAGAAAGTAGATCGTCAAGAGGTAAACGTAACAGTTGCTCCTCTTGCGCTCGAAGCAAAGACGTGTGACGAAACTTCGCCCCCAATTCCTCTACAACCTGAAATGGTTCTTCGTTGCTTTCAACGCATGACGGACCGTCACATTGAACTGATTGGATTTAATCCGAAGTTCAGTCGCCCGGATTGGATGATCTGTACGGTTCTTGCCGTGCCTCCTCTTTCTGTTCGGCCGTCTGTTATGGAAGACAATCAGCGTATGGAGGATGATCTAACTCACAAACTTATTGACATTGTACGTGATAACCAAAAGCTACGCGATCGTATTGACAAAGGTGATTCACACGACATTGTTGATAAGTACACGGGCCTTGTACAGTTTCACGTCGCAACCTATGTTGACAATGATATCAAGGGAATCCCTCCTTCTGCACAGCGATCTGGCCGTCCTCTAAAGACGCTCAAGTCTCGTCTTGGAGCCAAGACGGGTCGTGTTCGTGGAAATTTGATGGGAAAGCGTGTCGATTTCTCTGCTCGCTCAGTTATTACTCCGGATCCTAACATTGATCTTGATGAGCTGGGTGTCCCTGAAGAGATCGCAATGAATCTTACGTTCCCTGAAATTGTTACAGCATACAACCGTGATCGTCTAATGTCTTACATTCACAATGGTCCTGAGAAACATCCTGGAGCAAAGTCAGTGTTTCTCAAAGATGACAAGCGTACGCTCAGTCTCAAGTATGTGAATGTTGCGAGAATTGATCTCAAAGAAGGCGATGTTGTTCATCGTCATCTGATTGATGGAGATGTTGTACTCTTTAACCGTCAGCCGTCTCTTCACAAGGGATCGATGGAATGTCACAGAGTCAAGGTTCTCCCTTTCTCAACATTCCGTCTGAACGTATCTGCTACCAAACCGTACAATGCCGATTTCGATGGTGATGAAATGAACATGCACGTGCCCCAGTCTATTACTGCGGCAACTGAACTCAAGTATCTTGCTTCAGTTCTTCGTCAGATCATTTCACCTCGTAAGAACTCACCTATCATTGAAATTGTTCAAGATACGATGACTGGTTCATTCTTGATCTCAGATCCGAATGTAGCTGTACCTGAACACATTGGTATGAATCTTCTCGTGCGTACGAAGAAACCTCTATCGGCATTCAAACGCCGAAACAAGGATTTCACGGGCCCTGAACTCATTTCAAGCACATTCCCTATCATTAATTACGATAGCAATGTAACGGTGAAGAATGGTCAACTTGTACGAGGACGTATGAACAAGTCAGCATTCAGCGCTGTATCAAAGGGCATGATTCATATGATCTATAATGAATTTGGTCCTGAACGCTGCAGCCAGTTTATCAATGAAATCCAGAATGTAGTTACCAAGTTCAATCTGTTTTATGGGTTTTCTGTCGGAGCATCCGATCTTCTTGCTGATGCAGAAACTCAATCCTTCGTGAAAGAAACGATTGATAAGGGGAAGAAGGAAGTGACTGAACTTCTCTCCAACGTTCACTCTGGAACGTTCCTGAACAATTCAGGACGTCCTGATGGAGAGGAACTTGAAAACAAAGTATCAATTGCTCTGAATCAAATTGTGTCTACAATTTCAACTCGTATCCTCGAAAGTCTTCCCAAAGATAACCGAATTGTACAGATGAATGGTGATGGAGGATCTGGAGCAAAGGGTGATAAGCTAAACATTTCTCAAATGGTTGCTCTTCTTGGTCAGCAGATGGTAGCCGGTAAGCGTGTACAATACACTCTACAAGACCGTACGCTACCTCACTTTGCTAAATACGATCACGGAATTGAATCTCGTGGATTTGTTGAGAACAGCTTTATTCAAGGTCTAAAGCCTGCTGAGTTCTTCTTCCACGCGATGGGTGGTCGTGAGGGACTCATTGATACGGCAGTCAAAACTTCAGATTCCGGATACATTCAGCGCAAACTTGTGAAAAACATGGAAGATCTACACGTTGAATATGATGGAACGGTTCGCAATGTGAACGGAAATCTAATTCAGTTCAATTATGGCGGCGACAATATTGATAGTATTTATGTCGAACACCAGCCTTGCGATCTTGCTCTCATGAGCCTAGAAGATGTGTATAAGAACTTCGCAGGATCTGCCGATATATTCAAAGCTGTTTGCTCTGAAGATGTTGGAGAGAATCCTCCTGATATGGTCGATGAACTCATTAAAGATCGCGATGTACTTGTCAAGGATGTCTTCCGCTACGTAAAGAATGACATTCTGTATGCTCCGGTACATTTCCAACGTATCACTGAAAAGTATCGCAATCCGTATGCAACAAAGACTGATCTAACGCCTCAGCATGTAGTGGATGAACTTACGAAAATGACAAATGAGACACTCTTTGCGACCAATAAAGTGTTCCACATTCTCCTACGCTACTATCTTGCGCCGAAGAAGACGATTCTAAACCTACGCCTTTCAAAGGAAATGTTTAATGAACTTCTTCAGGAGATTCGCTTCAAGTATATCAAAGCTCGTGTCCATCCTGGTGAAATGGTAGGAACTCTAGCGGCTCAATCGATTGGAGAGCCGACGACTCAGCTCACACTCAACACCTTCCACTCAGCTGGTACCACGAAGGCTAATGCGACTCAAGGAGTTCCTCGTATGGGCGAACTTCTCTCTGCAACTCACAACCCGAAAAATCCTCTCAATTTCATCTATCTCAAAGAGAACATTGCTACATCCTACGATACGGCAATTCTTATGATGAAAGAAATTCAGAAGACAACGCTTCGTGATCTGACCAAGTCTGTTCGTATCTATTATGATCCGGATCCACTCTCTTCAAACACAGTTGTACAAGAAGATGTTGAAATTCTCAAGTCCTATGAGAAGTTCTCTGTGACGCATGGACAGACATGTGCTTCACCTTGGATTCTTCGTCTTGAACTCGATAATCTAAAGGTAGCTGCTCTTCCGAGTATGATTGATATGTCGATTATCGCAACCAGAATTCAGAACAATAAAGTTCTTCGTGTCTTTGAATGCGTTCCTAGTGATATCAACACGAAAGATAAGCTGATCATGCGAATTGCCTTTAATCCCGATGTTGTAAAGAATGCTCTATCTCTGCGCTTTATTGAAGATAAACTACTCGACACAACGATCACAGGTGTAGATGGAATTGGACGCGTATTTCCTACTGAAGTCAATCGTGAACTCTTCTATGATGAAAAGGTTGGTGGATATGTTCCCGCAAAGCAACATATGCTTACTGTAGAAGGTACCAATCTTCTCGACATTGCTCTTAATGCAAACACAGATCCCTTCAAGTCATTCTCAAATGATATTCACGAAGTTCATGAAATCTTTGGAATTGAAGCATCTCGTATCTCGCTGTATGAAGAGTTTATGGAAGTCTTTACTCGTGAGTTTGTGAACTACCACCACATGATTATGCTCATTGATTCAATGACGGCTCCTGGATACATTCTATCTGCGGATCGTGCGGGTGTAAACAAGAACGATGAAATGGGAGTTCTTGCGAAGTCTTCCTTTGAGGAAACCGCAAAGCATCTGTTCAATGCTGCAATCTCGGCAGAATATGATAACATGAAAGGTGTATCAGCAAACATCATGTTTGGTCAGAAGCCTCCTTGTGGTACTGGATTTGTGGATATCCTCGTGGATGAAACGAAACTCCCAGAAGGTGCTGATGAAGAAGCATCTGTCTTCGATGCGGATCTTACAGCGGCAAATGCCCGAGTAGAAGAAGGAGAAAAGGCTGAAGGAAACATTCGTATGGAAGAGATTGTGATGGATTGGTAAAAATGGATTTATAAATCAATCGTGTATACTTTTTAAACAAAAATGGCAATTGTTTCTGCAGAATATCGCAAGACAAAAGAGGAGGTGACTACTCTCCTAAATACTATGGAAGATGTTGATATTTCACCTGAAGTTCTTCTTATGATCGACTATGCCTTTCATAATACAGATGCAAACTATGATCACGGGCTCAGTTTTCTAGACCGTCTTCATTGGAAACTTTCGATGTACTTTCCAATTCAATGGAATGTAGAGAACCTAAAGACGACAATTCGAAACGCAGACAATCCTTCGGGTATGTTTGTAGAAGTTCTGAATGAAATCCTGACGACTGACAAGATCGAGTGTTATGGTGTTTAAACAAATGGACACTACCTATTTTTAAATGGACTCAGTTGTAACTTCAGTTGTTGAAAAGTTCAAACAGCGTTCTGAATTTGGCCAACGTAAATACGGCACAAATTTAGATCGTACGGATCTTTCATTTTTGGATTGGGTTCAACATATGCAGGAAGAACTTATGGACGCAATTCTCTATCTTGAGAAGATGAAGAAGGTATCAGAGGAACGTGCGAGACGCAAGTGTACCGCTTGCAATGAAACTGGAATTGACCGATTTGACCCTGAAGAAAACTGTAAAATTTGTTTCGGTGAAAAATATGTCAATTAGTTGGAGTACGCAAGACCAGCCATGCCGCTCATGATGCGGAGGATGTTGTAGTTCACCGCATAGACGCGAACATCGTAGGTCTTATCCTGAGATTCATCCATATCAACAGCTCCATTGATATTCATTACAATCGTCGCCGTATCGATACGTGAGAAATTGCACGTGCCGCTCGGCTGGTGCTCCTCGGGGCGGAGGGCAAATGAATACATGTAAAGACCAAGATTGCCAATGACTTCATTATACTCCCCAGCTCCACCAGAATGGTGCTGATACATTTGAACCTTGCGGAAGTAATCTCCATAACGACGATCCATGCGATCCTGTCCGTTAATCTGGAGCCACTGCTCGTAAACTGCCTCTACGCGAGTACCGTCAGATGCGTATCCACCATATGTGAACGGACGTAATAGGTAGTTACCAAATTTCTTGGATACTGAGCAGTTGGTGTGAGAGTTCGGTTGAACAACCCAAACAAGTTCCTTCACAGGGTGATTGAACGTTAGATCGATGCGATTGTTATAGGACGTGATTCCTTTGTCCTCGTTATACTGAGTCTGCTCAATGAGGTACTCGTGGCTCTGCTGGGCCATACGACGACGCTCTTCAACATCGAGGTAGATATAGTCAATATAGACGCCGACATCGGTGGGGTCTGGTAGTGCGCTTGCCTGATTAAAATCAGCCACAACTGTTTTAGCGTCTGCCCACTGAATGTTAATCTTGACTTCGTGGTATTGAAGAGCAATAAGAGGAAGTGCAGCGCCAGGATTCTTTGTAAAGAAGAAGGTCAGTGGAACATAGAACACATAAGGATGCGACGGCTTTCCGCTTCCAGTATTACATTGAGTTTGGGCGGGGATACTCACACTAGTTGTGCCACCAATACCCCCGCTCACCATTGACGATGCTTTAACAGCTGCGGAATAGTCATTTGTTAAGCAATCCCATAGGAACAGCCACTCGCCATACAGACGATCAATCACTTGGCCACCAATATCAAGCTCAACATATTTAATCATATTGTAACCAGGACGTCCACCCGTAAGGTTAATTTGTGCACCCGTTGGCATTGTGAGTTGGATATATGTTGAGTAAAGTAAATCAGCGTGGCGCCCGACAACTACACTGTTCTTTACACCCCACCCAGCCTGACCAGTTAAATTTAAGCGAAACGCCTCCATCGCAAAGTTGGTGTGACGCTTGTAAAGTCCCTTCCAAAACGTGATTTGAGGATTGCCACAAATGTATGCATCCTGTGCGCCATAAGCTACGAGTTGTAATAAACCACCGCCCATTTGTCTTTATATGTTACTTATAATCAATTTTTTTAGCGACGTCCGTGGCGCTTGTTTTTGCGAGTACGACGACCTCCCGTTGCAGGAGCAGGGGTAGCAGTAGAGTCCTCACCGCCCCCGTGTTTCTTCCAGTGCTTCTTCGCCTCCATGATCACTTTCTTCAGCCCATCCCCCTTCTTGTACGTCCCCTTCGACTTCATCGTCTTCATCGTCTTCTTTACGTGAGCAATCCACTTGTTCGCCATTTTTATGTTCTATACCTGAGATTTTATCGCGAACTTCGGGAAGAACTACGATTTGAACGACTTCCGGTTCAGTGGGAAGTTCAGGAGACGGAGGTGGGGCAGGCAGAACGCGAATCATTTTCTTGGACCATGGGAACGACATTTATATAGTAACATCATAAATCGGCGTAGTTTTTTGCATAGGCTGAAACGATAGATTTGGATCTGGTAATGTGGGCTGTTTGTACTTCTTTGGTTTGAGGGGACGCAAAGGAGCTGGTTTTAAGACAAAACTGTTTTCTTGAAACTCTCCAATATACAGTTCCATCATATCATCTAACGAGCCATAATTCATCATGACGAGTTGGCATCCGTAGGAAAGCAGAATTTGAGGATTAAAGTTTTTCAAATCATCTCCAATATCCGGAACAACCATCGTCATATGTGTGCGATTAAAGTTAATGAGTTCATCGGGATCGTGCGGTTGAGACGCTTGCATATACGTCATACGACGTAAGTTTGAAGTTGACCAAGACAGATTCACAAGTTCTTCCATATGCGTTCCTTTGATTTCGCCACCTCCAGAGATGATTACAAGTTTTGATTGAAGATTGCAAACAGGCTCAATTGCTAAATTCTTGCGCTGATATCCATATGATTCATCTAACAGATGTCCTCTACACGTTGTTTTGATGATTTCGGAAGCAGCATTCAGAACTGTAGCATTATCAGTGTGAAACACTAAACTGAGTAAAAAGGGATCACTTGATACTGGGCATGTTACGCTATTAAACGCAGTATTTGCTATACTGACACAGCAAGCATCGAGTGGAACTGTATTGTACGCATAATCAGTCCCTAACTTTTGATTTTTCAGTCCAACGACCGGTTTTCCTCGGTCATCGGCATACACATCTAACTCTACTAAGCGAGCACCTGACTTAATTAACATCGGAAGAATCTGATCAGAAATATAATCATACACATCTGACCCTGGGAATAATGAATAGGATGACGATGCAACATAGTAATCGCATAACTTAAAATTAGCAGCAGTTGGACATCCTAACGGTGCTAATTTTGTAACTTGTTCGTAGGCCTGAAACTTCGGCTTTGCTTTCAGAGACGCTTGTGTCCGTGACGGGGTTAATGACCAAAATAAAAGGTACCCGATCGTAATAACCAAAAGTGCCAAAGAGCCATATTGGGCCCAAGGTGGAATACTCATCACATCCATTATTTCTTACCAACACGAAATAACATTCCACGCAAACCTCGTACAACCGGATCAGGAATTCGTTCCTCCATTGAAATACCTAATAAGCAGCACAAATGGAAGTATAAGCAATACATTCCACATTCAGAATCTTCGTATTGATGACGAGTTTTATTATACGTGAGCTTCATAACTTGAGAATGTACACCTGACTCCATCCATTGATCTCTCCACCGTTTCATCAAACCTTGAATTTCCTTTTCAGGTTTATGAGAATACGAATCAAAATAGGTAATGCGAGGATACTCAAATTCAGGTCCAATATCGCAAAAGACTCCGACCCAGTGCTTTCCAGGACCTGTGCTTACATCGGTGTTGAAAATAAGTCCAATTTGAGTAAACCCACTTCTATAGAGCTTCTTTAGATCAAGAGAGCATAGAGAGCTTACTAAACATTTACCTGTCTCTGATCGTTTGTCAAAGTCAATTGGAAATGTCCCAAGATAGTAGTACTTTGAAAACAGTTTTGTGAACTGTACTTCTACATGATCAATATCGTCACTTGATAACCATTCTTCTGGGTTTGTTACCCATGACGAAGGTGCTTTAGGTTTGGAAAGCATCGATGTAAGAATACACTCAGAGCTTCCAGAATTGCAGTGAGCATGGAATCGTTTCTTGAGTTCACCCCATGTAGCAAGCATTTCTCCTTCCGGAATTGGAGGTTCTCCCGAGTGTTCTTTATTGTACACCTGTCGCAAGTGTTCCACTTCGGCTTTATCGAAGTACATTCTTATTACAAAAAACGGATTATGTTTGAAGATAGTTTTCACCTGTAAAAAATGGAGGAACTAAAGGCTGATCTCAAAACCTGTCTGAAGCAATACCGTGATCTTGATGACCAAGTTCGTCAAGTGAACAAGGTAGCATCCGATCTGCGTGAAAAACGCAAGACCGTTGAATTCGAAATGGCAGATATCCTTAAACATCCTCAAATGGCTCAAATTGGAGTTCTTCGTCTTGAAAATGATAATTCTCTCATTAAGATTCAGAGACCTGGTACGTATGCCAAGGCTTGGTCAATGTCAAAGCGAGATCTTCAAAATTATATTGATCATTATTTTGAAACATCTGGTCCAACCGCAAATCGAAAGGATTGCTTTGAGTTCATTGTTCAACAACAAAAGCGAGATGCTGTAGAAACTGATTTTAAGTTCACTCGCAACATTCCAACTGAAAATGTTGAGAGTGAATAATGACAAGCCTCCTCAGTGGAATAAAAACGCAAGCTATGGCGATGTTACCACAGCTTATTCAAACTGCTGAACCTCAGATTGAGAGCGCAATCGTACGAGCGATGCAAGGTATGACTCCTGAGAAAAAGCAACTTTTTTCATCAAATTTAAATAGGTTAAATTCAGTTGTTCAGCGTGAAGTTGCGTCACCTGCTCCTGTGACACAGCCTGAGTCGCTACCGCCATCTCCTTCTGGCGGAAAGAAACGAAAGACTCGCAAGGTTCGTAAACATAAAAAACGGACATAAACGTGTAAGATACGAAGTTCTCTCAAAGTCTATGGAAATAAGCAATGTGTATAACCCATACAATTCAAGAAATCGCTTGTTTACCAAATCGGATATTCAAGCGATTTTGATGAACACGAAATACGTTATAAATCGTGTGGATCTCTTCCAAACGTCAATGGTACATTCATCATATGTAAAACGATCAGAATACATATCGCCAACAGGAGAGCCAGTACAACTGGTAGATCGGCCTGAGAATTGCCTTGAGTTATTTGATAACTCGTACGAAAGACTAGAGCATCTAGGTGATTCGGTGTTGGGTGTCGTTGTTTCATCTTACCTAGAGAAGCGCTTCCCCGGTGAAAATGAGGGATTCCTTACAAACTTGAAAAAAGAATTAGTCTGTAATGAAACTCTTGGGATGTTGTCTCAAAAGATTGGAATTGATAAATTCTATATCATTTCAAAACACAATGAAGATGCTTGTAACGGCAGAGGTAACCTAAAGAAACTAGGAGACATTCTCGAAGCATTTATTGGTGCACTTTGGCTTGATAGCAAGTACGACTTTCAAGTCGTATACAGATTCATCATTGGATTGGTTGAAAAGTATATCAACATTCCAAAGATTTTGATGAACAATCGAAACTATAAAGAACAGCTTCAAAAAGTCTATCAATCAAAGTTTCATGTAACACCTACTTATAAAATTCTAACATCGTCTCCAAACTTGTATACGATGGCAGCTATTGATAAAAACGGTGTTCATTTGGGAATTGGTACAGCTCCTACGAAGAAACAAGCAGAACAAATGGCAGCAAAAGAAGCGTTGAAGCATGTCTAAATAAAGCTCGCCATACGTTCGTCTTGGTAGGGAATATTGTATTTTTTACGAAGTGCTGGATTTTGGAAGGTTGAAGGTGGATGATCGCTACCAATTTGTACGAATGCATCAAGTTGTTCTACATAATATAGATCATACCCAGAAAATGTTTCTAAAAACTTTCCATATTGTTTAGTATTGCTCAAATCAAAGTCCGATGAATATGGAGCATGAGTGTTGGTATCAACTTCTACAAACATGTCATTTGAATCAGCTGGAGTTTGCTTAAGATAGTCTTTTCTAAAGGCGTGAAGTCTTAAACTGTCTGACACAACTTGAATTGGAGGAACATCATTTACTGTTACAAAATCATTCATAACTGTTACAAAGAGATCTCTATGTTTAAGATAGTAAAGCTTACACTGGATCTTTAAGCTGTCGTTTCCACCACTAACCGGTTTGACCAAAAGAGAATTATCGAGTAAAACACCGTGTTTTCTAATTTCTGGTTCTGTTATGATTGGAGCCCAGGCTTCTTCAATCTCCATTTTACATTACCATAGTTTTCTTCTCTCTAGGTAGTCTACGCACCAACAATTCACGCTGCGTTCCTCCAACACTCATATCTTCTGCTCCGTCTGGAATACCTTCAATGGAACGAAGAATTTCAGCCGCACGCTGAGGCTCGTCAGCCAGATGCATAAGAATGTGAGTACGAATCAGATCACGACGAAGAGGAGGACGAGATGTACGAACAGATCGAGCGAGACTACCAACTCCATTTCCTTCTAGCGCAAAATTGTCTACTTCATTGTCCTTCATAAATCCTAGAATGTCTTTTGAAAAATTAGTTTTTTGTTCACGAATGGTTTTAATTTGAGCTCGTAGTTGACGTTCCTGATCATCCAAAGCAATCCATTGCTTCAAATTCTCGCGGACTTGTTCCGTCTTGTCTTCGGCCATTTGGTATACGTACGTTTCTGGGTTGAAAACCGCTTGCCTGCTATAGATGCTTTTGAACCCACATAGGTGTTCACAAATGGAATAACCGATGCTATATCTGGATGACTTTCAAGTGTTTTTACCATATGTTCAGTTTGTGTCATTCCCTTCCCTAAAGCAGACCCAAATAAGGGAACCGCGTTAACCATATGCGCAACTGCCTGGCCAGTATCTTGTTCTAAGATTGCAACTGTAGAAGCCGCTGCTGCTGCTAATGCTACAAATGGTGTTGCTACAGCTGCTCCAATCGGTCCACCAACAGCTTCTGCCACATCTTCAGTTGTTGTCACACCTACTTCAGTTGCTCCATGGATTGCATCTAATGCTAGAGTAGTAAGCGGTACATTTTCTTTCAAAGTTAAAACTGGACTTGTTAACACACTATAAATATTTCGTACAGGATATTGAATTGAATCGGGCAAATACGAAACTAAATCGGAGATATTATTTTTCACTGTAAAATCCACGAACGGATATTTGCTATCTGATCCACCCTTCTGTTTTAAAGATCGAAAGACGCGAGTTGCTGTGGTTTGAGTAAAGATAGGAGATTGATGTGCTCTATCAAAAAAAGCAGATCGTTCAATATCTTTTGCGCTTTTAAATTTGTTTGATTTTAAAAATGCAGTTAAGCTCATCATCTTTACAGTCATTTCTGCAAGATCCACTTTCTTGAATCGTTTTTTCAAAACAGCGTAGGCTGCTTGTTCTTTTTTAGATAATGGACTATCGTATACCCACACCATTACTTTTTTGAAACAATTTAAATCTTCCACTTACGGTCACATTCCAAACATGTGACGAATGTAGTCATCGGTTCATCAGCAGAACGCGTCTGCATCTGATAGTAGTCGCACTTTGATTTCTTCTTACAACTGGAACACCACATGAAGATCGAAGCAGCGTCACTCTTGGAATAGAGTTTCTTTTCAGTTTCAATGATCTTTTCAATTGTAGCTTTCCAACGAGATGGGCACATATCAAACGCATTCATATCCACGAATTGATGGATTGTAAGGTCTTTGTTTTTAAGTTTGGTCAACCAATTCTCTTTGTTCTCAACATAACTGTCCATACCTTTCAAATTTTCATAAAGCGAAATTGCCTTGTTTCGATACATGTTCCAAAACACTCGATTGCCCCAATCAACTTCAACGCCTTCCTTAATCGCAAGTGCGTTTGTTACGTGAAGCATTTCAGTTTCGAATTCTCGAGCAAACTCTTCGCTCTCAAACAGTTCTTTAAAGTTCTCAACAACTTTCTCACGAATCGCACAGTCTACAAAGATGTTTTTGGTTTTAACTTGAACTGGCTTTGTAATGTGAACAACTTGTTTTGGCTGGACAATATCTTCTTCTTCTTTATCATCCACATCGATCTCTACTTCTTCATCGTCTTCGTTTACATCAATATCTAGTTCTTCCTCCTCTTCTTCTTCAATATCAAACGTCCACTCTGCGTACAGTGTTTCATATTCATCTTGCTTCAAATTTACGTAGGACGCAGCAGATCGATCATAATCATCTTGATCTTCAATCTCGGACGCAAGAATTACAATTGTACCACTATATGTCTCTTCATCAAATGGGCTTGGAAGCATATGTTGGTTCATATCCTCTTCATCGTCTGAAATATTTGCGAAGACAGACAGCCATCGAGTTTCTTTAAGAGGGTCCTGAATTTTCCCTTGAAACTGAATTGATGTATTCTTATATTTCTTACGAATCCAATCTAAGACGTCTGCAGTTTTTACAGGAATCGTAATATCGGTTACGTTTCCTGCAGGAGAGATAGCGACGCCGTTTACCATTTTACTACTGTTTGACATGACGCTTATTACTTTCGTTTTTAAAGTATGAAAACGGATTGTTCTTCTTGTATACTCTGTAAACTAATACAAGTAACAATGAATACAAATAAGTACGTTCCGCCCAATAAGCGAACTCAAACTACAGAAACGTCTTCAACTAACAGTTACAACAATAGACGTCCCTACCGAAAGCCCCAGTGGCAGGTTGATGAGGACGATAAGAAGAAGAAGCAAGAAGAGGACCTGAAAAAGAAGAATGAATTCAATGAAGATAACTTTCCAGCTCTTGGACCTCCCGTGTCTAAACAAATGGTTTGGGGCGGTCCGAAAAGTTTCGCTGTACTCGCTGTAGAGTGGGACGAGAAATCAAAGAAAGAAGAAGTAGAGAAGAAGCAAGACGATAAAGAAGACCCAACACTTATGTTTCGTCGTCGGAATGCTCTTCCACTCCCTCAATTTCATAATGTTCATCGGTTTGTAGAACCGGAAGATGAAGATGACTACACAGAACAAGCTCAGGAACCTCCTGAAGATGAATGGACTCTGGTCGATCGCAAAAAGTATCGTCGAGAGAAGACGATTGAAGAAAAACTAGAACGCCCACCTAGCCCGGAACCCGGAGATAGTGTTTGGGATAATGATGGTCCTGACGATCGTGAAACATGTTGGGACGAACGAAATTAAATACCAATAGGTGTTGGACGAATGACTAAATTACGTAAATATCCGGCAATATCTTGAGCTTTACGCATCAGATACGTGCCATAGACCCTGTACTCAATTTTTTTACCATAGTAAAATCCGAGTGCCACTGAAACAATCAGAAGAACTACATCTAAAAAGGAAAGAAGACCGTTTGTAGCGATTTGATCATTCACAAACTTCCCAATTTTGCTTGTAACTTTATTTGTATCATTTTCATCGGCTTTTCCTTTTACATCGGGCTTTGTTACATCTTTTACCTGAGCCGTTTTCTTTCCAGATCGTTTGCATCTCATGTACGTCTTTCCATCATGAGGCATAGTTCCCGGAAGTTGAGAAATATCATTAAAAAAGACTTCACGATCTCCTAACGGTTGAACAGACCGAGATCCTGGAGCTACATTTTTAACAAGTAATGCAAAATCTGTAGGATCAATGTTAATCATCGATTTGAACACAACCCATTTGACAGATTGGCAAGGAGGAACGACCATGGATCCATCGTACACATAATAGGATCCATTCGGAGGGACCATCATACCAATGCTCCAGTTCTCTCCTAAGTTGACTGCTGTGTATTTTTGAGTCGGATCAGCATACCCTACGAATGAATTGAAAAAATGAGTTGAGGGTGTTTGTGCTGAGTTGACACGAACAAGAGAACTCACGCAAAGGTATTTGCCAGTTGGGTTGGTAAAGACGGCGATAACTTCCGCATCTGCTTGAATATTTTCAATTGTATGGTGGCTTGGGTGATTCACTAGAATCATAGAACAAGTGTACCCTTCCCCATTGTATTTACAAGTTCCAAGTCCAGCCGTACTTTGGAGTACAAGACCTTCATCGGAAATCATAACATTCGCCTGTGGGATCATAACATCGTCCATCACAAGTTCACACAGTAGATCGCATGGTTTAGCAGAAGACTGTGATAGATTAATGGGACTCTGGTTACTTGTCGGACAAGCCCATGAGGTAGAAGAGCTATAAATACTCATTTGTAGTCTTGCAGTATTTTGTATCTTGTCAAATAAGCAATACAATGGATTCGGGAGCAACTATCGGAATCGTAGCAGCTTCCTTGGCTGTAGGAATAGGAGCTGGTATGGCAATTGCATATCGCAATTCTCCTGTGGCATACCAAGCAGGCCCTCGATTATATGGAGTTTTTGATTACTTTTCAATCATTAATTGGTTTAAAGTTCTCTACTACTTTTTACCTTACGGACTCTTCTTGTTCGGAGTTATCTATGATGGACTCATTGAGAAGATTAAGTTCTTCCCGGCAGGGTTTGTTGGATTACTTGCTGTCTATATCAATTCATGGTTTTCATCAGGAGGAAATACCGTTGATCAAGATATTTGCGGTATCCCTGGACTATCTCAATGGGGGTCTGATTTATCTCCTCAGAACATGGTGTTTGTATCAGCAGTCTTAAGTTATATTGCAACCTATATCACTGTAAAGCGTGATACGATCGAAATTATGAGTGTGGGTGCGTCTTGGATCGCACTTACGGCTATCTGGGTTCTACAAACGTTTTTCTACAACACTACAGGATGTAGCACAACAAAGGCATGGAGAACTCCTGGCCCTGTTCAAATTGTACCTCCACTCCTTGCTCTAGTTTGGGGAGGAGGAGTTGGTGCCCTTTTTGGATGGGTCTTTGCTACATTTGTCAATGTAGGTGGAGGAGTATCCCCTGAACAACAAAATGCACTCGTAGGAGCTGGCAAATCGGCTCCTGCAATGGCCCCTACATCTGGGACAGCCGGCGCTGGTAAATGTTCATCTACTGGCGGCGACGATGATCAGTTTGTATGCGAGGCATACAAAAATGGTGAATTAGTTACATCTACGATTGCTGAGTAAACTTAACTCCAGCACGCAGAATACGATAAAACCCGGCTACATTCGTTCCGGATTGTTTTTCAGAAACAGTTAGTTTCCCATCTTCATTAAATCCAGCAACAACAAGTGTAGGAACAACTTGAACTCCAAATATTGTTTTGTAATCATTTGGATCATCGTGCGTATTCACAGACACCCATGCTAGCTGTGAAAACTCTTCTTTCAGGTCTTCAATTACAGGCTTAATCGTTTTACAAGGGCCACAGGTCGGCGACCAGAAATGATAGACGACTACTTTCATTCTTCCTTTATTACTTTAGTGTTGACAGCAATTAAATTACTTGCGAGAAGTCGATACACTGCCGTCTTATGAAGTCTCTGTTTTTCAAGAACAAATCCGCTCTTTTTCAACGTTTTCGTCAAAACAGCAAGCAACGCAGTATCAAGATCTTCTTTGTCGAGTTTATCAAGATTCTCGCGACACCATTCTGTAAGCACTCTCCCAGCAACAGGAGGTCCCATTAAATCAATTGGAATTCCTTCAATCGGGGTTTCTTGATTGGTTCGAATCAGTTTTACTTCGGCTACTTCCGGGTGTAGCACGGCAACCGCCATTCTGTCAACAATTTCATTATGTTTACTGAATTCATCATCTTTTCCGGTGTGGGCAGGAACATACGAGATACAATAGGATTTAAAACGAGGCAAGCGATTCACTGCATCTTCAATAATATCTCGATGTTTTACAGGTTCACCTGCTCCAGTTTTCCACTTGTTTGCTTGCCAACCAATGACCCATTGAGTTAGACAGTTTTTTGAATACATTGAATCAGTATAAATTGTCAGCTCAGTATCATCTCCTGGAAACTTTTCTTCTGCAATTTTGATTGCTTCGTAAATCCCCATCAGTTCGCCGCGTTGATTTGTTTGAGGTTCGTCTTCAGGAACACGTCCTGCCTTTGAATACTCTTTGTGTTCAGGAAACCAGCAAGCATACGAAGCTTGGGCACCTACCTTACCATTTTTAGAACATGCCCCATCTGTAAAGACTCGTACTTTCATTTGAATGATTATTTCACTCAAAGAGAAGGATTCGTTTTAAATTTACTCAACAGTTGGGATATGTTCGTACACTGGCATTTGTTTGACAATACAGCGACTTACAATAGCAGGTTGGATTGTTGACGGATCTTCAATATGAAACCATACGCGACATTTGAATGAACGTTGTTCAAGAGAACGTCTCAGCATTTGCTGACATGAATACGTCAAAAATTCCGAATGAAGAATAAGCAAAACGCGAAACCGTGTTGTTTGTGATGCTGCAACTCGCGTGATCCAATTTTCAAACCATGGTGAAAATGTATCTACCGAATTGACTTCAGCTGCATCAATTTCATTGTATTCGCAATCAGGATGTATCTCTTTGTAAGATTTCCACATCTTGATCGTTTCAATATCATTCAACGGCTCAAAAAACAAATAATGAGGAGGAGGATATTGGATCTCCATACTTATTACTCTCTTATGAAGAAGGTGTAGATGACATGATTTTCTTAATTGGGATTTCAGTAGACACAACGTACAGACTGTTCTCCGTCGCAATAATGTAACACGTCTCGCACTTAAAAACGTTTTGAATTGTAGACGTATATTCGCTATCGGACTTCACGAGATATTTCGTTCCATCTTGAACACCAATACAACATTTCTTTTCTAGACTGTCGTTGTAGTAATCAAGGCAAATAGGCTTATCGTCATCGACAGATATTTGAGCCGCACGGAGAAGAACACTCGCACTCGGAATCATTTGTGTACTCCTAGTCTTTCTTCTCAAGAAGTTTCAACGCATCCTCGAGCTTAAACTTCGACTTCATATTCATGCTTGGATATGTCGTCTTAAAGTCCTCTTTGGACACACTTAGAAGATCCTGTACGACAGATTTAATATAGTCCTTATAGTCTCCCTTTCCAGTCTTTGAGCACTCAAAGACAAACTCTACAAATTGAGTTGTATTTTCAATTGTAAGTTCGGATGAAGGATATCTTGCGCTCTCGTTTAGTTCGGATAGAACCTGCTCGAATGCGCTTCGAACAAGTGATTCAGGAATCAGTTCCTTTGCATAAAGTTCCATCATAAATCGAGCATAACCACGACGCTTGTTCTTCTGGCTTGTCCACGCAATCACTTTGTTATCGTAATCTGGCTCAGTAGCGTTTGGATACGTAATCGTGGTTGTCATATCGTACAGCTTGGGAAACATCGCAATTTGTGATTGAAGATCTTCGGCAATTTCTGGGATGACGATGTTCAAGCGATGGGCGCATTCTGCCATCACTTTCGAATAGGACCCAAGAACGATTGCCTTATCAAAGAGAAGCGTTGTAACACGCAGACGAAACTGTTCATCTTGCTTTTGAATAATTTCAATCATATCGTGAGACAGCTTGTCTACACTTGGCATCGTGATCTTGTTGATGATGCTAAAGATATCCTTGAATTCCGGATCATCGCGATCACGGACACGGCGAACCATATCTACGAGAGCTTTCTCTCGCCAATTTTCAGAAATATTGGCAATAGGTCTGTGTCTGTGAGAATTGCGTACAAAGGATCGTACGGGCTTATAGGCTACAGGAGTGATTCGAAGCTTACTAATCTTGTCTTGTACAGATCCTGGTAGGGGAAGTTTTGTCCCGAATCGTACATTGTAAATTTCAACAACAGTAGGAGCCATCTTATTTATTGTTAAGAATCATCTGTGAAAAACGAATCCGTTTCACATTTACGGAAATTATGTTCATAAATAAAAATGGGATCATCAGTAGAAACCACAAAATTCCAGTATTCTTGGGTTCTGTGGTATCATGATCCAGAAAATAGAGATTACTCACTCGAAAGCTACGTAAAAATTGCCGATATGAGCACTCCTCAACAATTTTGGACGATCATTGATAACATTTCAAAAGAAGCTTGGGAATCAGGTATGTTCTTCTTTATGCGAAAGGGATTTGACCCACTTTGGGATGCTCCGAAAAACGAAGCAGGTGGAGCATGGTCAAAGAAAATTGAAGCAGCAGAAGCGTATTCAGTGTTTGTTGATTTGATGGTTCACTGTGTTACTGACGAACTTATGAGTTCTCGAAAGGAAACTCTTGTGGGTCTAACAATCTCTCCAAAGGGTCCTTTCTCAATTATTAAGATTTGGAATACAACCACAACCGTGTCAGACAATGCATATTTGAATCAAACAATTCACCAATTTAAAGTGGCAGATGATGTTACGTATACTGCCCACAAAGCAAGACCCAAGTAATGTATAATGGATGAATTTATAATTCCTTTTTTAACTGGATCAATTACAAAATTATATGATGATATAAATGATCAGAATTTGGCCGAACAATATCCAATTGTATTAGAAGTATTGAAAAGTTTTTTAGTTGCGTTTAATACTATGTTTTTATCAGCGGATTTTCAAATCTCATTACTTCATTTAATAGTGTTACCAACTTGTTTTTTAGCAGGGCAGATTGATAATTTATTCTGGAAAAGTTTAGTTGCTTTACCAATCTTTACAACACTCTATTCTGCAAAAAATATAACTCAATTTGATCTGTATGAGAGTATTAAGTTTATTATGTTTTCAATTATTACAGTTGTATCAATTTTACTAGAGTCTATCTATTTTCCAGAAGAAGTAAGTACTAAAAAAATATTGTTTAGAAGTGTATTAATTTTAGTTTTAAATATTATTTTAATTTTCTTAAAAAACCAGTTTATTCGAAAAATGTTAATATTTGGGATTGGCTATTTTGTTGTAAGTATAATTTTTCAATTTTATTTACTATACAGTAACAACGATGAAAATAAAGATACAACTAGATTTTGAAAATCTATTTGATAGTCTTAAACAAAAAATTGGAGATGCTAAAAAAACTATAAAATATGAAGATGAAATATTAGGATATATTATCGCAATATTTCATCTAATGATATCATGTAGTGTAATCTTTTTAATATTTGTATCCCATACAATCTATCCATCTGTATGGTTAAAAGCTATATCTTTTATAATATTATTTATTATATGGATACAGCACATATTGCTTGATGCATGTTTTGTAACATTATTTGAAAAGAAATTGGTGAAAGAATCCCAAACTCCATTTCATAAAATTCTTAGTAAAATTCTAAATGTATTCAATTTAACAATTGAACAGTATGATAAGTATTTGATTGTGATAGAAGGAGTGATTATAGGATGTTTTGGATTAGAGCTATTATCGCATTTCTCACAATTTATGACGAACAGGGCATGAGACAGAGCTTAATGTCACCCAAATTCGCAACAACATATCGGATCATTAGGAACCAATCATTCTTCATATGAATTTCAAGATTGTTACACAGATTGGTGCATTTGGTAAAGAGAACAAGGTGAGGAAGCGAGAAGTTTCCAGTTACAATCTCATCTGTCGTCTTTTTGTTAATGCTAAACTCATTTTCGGAATCTCCCATCATCGTTGTACGTGATGCGAAATGTCCTTTACACGAGAATGTAAGAGATGAACTCACATTTTTGATTTCAACAGTCTTCGCGCCAAGAAGAGTCATATCGCGACAAATCTTTTGGAAATCCATGGAAGGCATGGTAATATGCGTCGAGAACTCGGTTTCAGGAAGCTGAATATCAGGCTCATCGCGATCAAGTAGATTGAGCTTATAGCGAGTGACTTGTTTCTTCTCGCCATCTTCTAGAAGAATTCCAAGTGTATTCGGATCGTTTTCTTCGACATAAAACGTGATGGTATCATCATTGGTTGCAGTGCGAACGATACGATAGAGGTGGTCCGTGTTCACTCCAATGATAAATTTGGGAGATGTGTGTTTATAGGAAAACTTCTCAAACTTCTCAGCATACAGGCGTAGGTGAACAAGAACAGTACGAGTATTATCCATAGCTACCATACGAATTCCGTCAGAATCAAAAATGAGGCTCATTTCTACCAAGATACACTTGAGAGCTTCCTTTAACGTACGAACAGCTCCTGTTTGTACTGTTTTTGCTTCCACGATATACTCAGGCATTTTTGAAAATAAGATTTTTTTGTGTAAACCATCTTACTGTTTAATTTTTAAAACGTAAGTGTCCACAATTTTCTGTCGGAGTACGTCGCTTTGATATGTGTTTAGATTGTCTAATCTACAAACCCATACGCTAGTGATTAAGTTTTTGATTCGCTGGTGAATTTTATGAGTATCCAGCATCTTCATTAGAATCTCAACATCTGTGTCTGTCATAGAATAGATGTTGATATATACGCTGAAGATATAGTCCAATCTTTGTTTGATTGGGTTGATAGTTGCAGTTACATCTTTCCACGGCATTCGTAGAACTTCATCCTGAAATTGTTTGAGGAATAAAATAAAATTTGTACTATTTACTACCATACATACTCAAAAATAAGCTATCAAATACATAAATCCATTTTTTCAATTAACCGCAGAGGCCACGCATTTCTGCATAGGACATCTTTCCTTCAGAGAACTTCTTCATGGCGTCATACTGTTGATCGCCATCTGGCAGAACATTCTTATATACTTGCGCTACCTCTAGCGGGGTAATCTTAGCCGTTCGCCGAGCAGTTTGATCAACTTGCTTCTTGATACGATCGTTATAAAACGTCGTCCACCCATTCTTTGCGATGTGTTCCATATTCCGCATAGTCCATGCGTATGAAGTGCCGCTGTGACCCTCATACTTCATAGCTTTGTTGATCTTTGCGATATTCTCATGGCTACTGAACGTGAATCCCTTACCAACTTCTGGTTCATATGTCTTCATCCAGTCCCAAAGATTACACTCAGTGATAGCATTGTCTGCATCCTGAAGCATCTCGGCGTCGCTGGTATCGTAGAGCTCGTTATAGTTGTGAGTCATTTTGTTACCTCATCTGTATTGGGTAAAGTTAAATCCATTTTTATGAGCTAGTGGAATGACGCTGTTTCATAGTTGAATGTTTTTTAGCAGAAACAATACGACCACGCTCATTCTTGATTAGATTCTCTTTGCGAAGACCACCATTGGTCATCTCTGCAGACCCGTTAAATACCATGCGACGTGAACCATATTTAGAAACCTTACGTGTTTTACCACCCTTTTGTTCAACGAGTTGAGGCTTTGGGGGAGTAGATTCTGTCTCTCCAGTAGGAGGCTTCGAGTCGCTCGTACCTAAAAGTTCTTTCACGAAATTCATTTATCTTACATTTCATATTCTCTTCTGTGACGTCTGACCACGAGTTTACAATCCAAACAGGCAAGTCTTCAAAAAGTGGATCTAATCCCGACGTTTTTACAATCGGAATACATCCTAAGCAAAGAGCTTCCCATGTACGATGACAATCTAACCCATTTCCATGAGGAGATGCTACAAAGGCATACTCAATCATGTTCATCCAACAGATATTTCTGGTACATTTGGCAGGTTCGTAAAAGATCAGTCCTTTCGGGATGGTATTGAAAGCGTCGACACGATCTGTTTTTCCATATCGTGTTGTCATCAAAAAATGAAAGTTCGCATAGGCTTTCCAATTTCGTTCCCAGAATGGTTTACTACTGCGTTTGAATGAAAGAAGTTGTTCTTCCTGAAGAATTGGGTCGTGCTTCATTCCCCATGGATGCATTTCTGGGGTTGACCACGCAAACTGTTGTTTACGTGTTGGTAAAAGCGTGTGATAGTCTAGACCAATTGGAATACGTGTTACCTTTTCATGATCGACTATACAATTCTGAGCAAACCATTGTGTAAGAAGTGGGTGTTCAACCACTGTTTTAAATTCAGGCTGTACATCATCAGGAATTGTCCAATCAGAATTATTCGTCAAAAGAATAAATGGTTTTGTTAAAGTAGGTAAGACTTTCGTTACAAAATTCTTGAGCGCCTGAGGACACACATGCAATATAGTATCGTCGTCTTGTATGTTTTCATAAATTGCGGGATTTAATCCATCAAAGTCTGGAATTGAAAGAGTCGCATGTCGTTGACTTAGTAAAAGAAGCCCACGAGATCCGACATATTTACAATTAAGAAATGAATTTCCCATTTTACTTTACTGTATTCAACCACGAAAATTGCTTTCGTTTCTGTGGAAAATCAGCGATCCTTTCTGAAGCATATGAACTTATGTCCGGTTCCAAATAAATCTTCGCTTCGGTTCTACTTGTACAATTGGCAGTGAGGTGTCTCGTTTCTTCCAAACAGAATGCCCTCCTGGACGGATACATTCAAATTGTTTCTGCTTTAAAATTTGTTTTATCTTTTCATAATCACAGAATTCTCCATAATCTTCTTCAAATGTTATCAGTTTAAAGTTATCAATCAAATCTATATTTTCTTCAAAAAACATACCTAAACATCCTTCACAATCGGCAACAAGTGTATCGAACTTTAATCCAGTTTCATGAATGAGTTGTTCAAGTGATTTGTTTGGAACAACGAATGCTTCACACGAACAAGGTGTCTCTCTTGCTCGACTACCTAATCCCGCAGGTTGAAAGTATAATGGTTTCTTAGAGACGACTCCGTTAAAGACTTGAGCTTGCGCGCGATGCTTTATTAGATTTTTAAACATAACTGGAAATACTTGTGTATCAGGTTCTACAACTAAGTGATTCTTTTTATTTTCCAAAACTGAGTTTATCTTGCACGATACAACTCCATATCGTCCACCTAATTCAAGAACAACAGCATCTTTGGGAATAAAGGTTTCTGCAATCCATTGCTCAGTTGTTTCGTGTGTTAATGGATCCAGTACATTATTGCCTTCATCGTAAAAGACATCGTCATAGTATGTACAGTTAATGGTAACGGTGCTTGGAAACTCATCCGCATTTTGAAAGACTAATCCTGTATTTCGTGCAGCATTGTACGATAACGGAAACAGGTCTTCTTTGTAGGGATACATAGTTCCATTCCAGCAATACCACTTAAATAATTCGGGAAGTTGCTTGCTTAAGATTCTGTCTTGCGTATTTTTTATCATAATATCAACAGCGTATAGTCCATCTAATGTTTTTCCTCTTGATGCGTGATTGAAATTCTTATAGTCCCAATTTAAAAGTGAATCTAATAGTTTTTGTGCTCCTTGTTTGGTGATAACATATGCGTGTGTACACCAACACGATTCATTTGTTATTTTTTTAGTGTTGGCACCATATCTACAACTATCTAACCCATTCCCAATAAACAAAATATCATAATCAGTTGGAGTTTCCCGGATATACTCCTCAGAAAGTGTTTTCCACATCGGATGAAACCATACATCATCTTCAAACACAGTCGCGAGTTCAATGTTTTCATCTACAATCTTTTGTAAAATATTCAAATGCGATAAGCAACATCCCATTCCGCCAGTACTCACTTCAATATCAAATCGCGTGTGAAACTTGTTTAAAGCACTTGATATGTCATCAAGATTGCTACCATTCACGCCCGGAAAGACTTGAAAATTCGTAAATCCCGCGTTGGTAATGGAGTTCATGAAAAAGTCTTTTCGGTCACTACAAACATCTTCAAGATGAATTACATACGCAGGTGCCGATAGAATTTTGTTCATTTATACATTACGTTATTTTTTTACAATGTTTATAATCCTATACTACAAATGCTACCTAAAAACTACAATTTGATTCATGGTTGGTGTACAGCAGAAAAATCACTTACAACCATGAATTTAATTTTAGAAAATCAAGCAAAAACATGTCTTGAACTTGGAGTCTTTGGTGGACGCAGCCTTGTTGCAATCGCAATCGCGGCCAAGAAGGTTAGCCCAATGTCTAAAGTCATTGGAGTTGATGCGTGGACTGCTCAAGCGTCTCTAGAAGGTACAAACGACAAGGCGAATGATGATTGGTGGTCAAAAGTGGATTATGATGATATGTATGCGTACACAAAAAAGATTATGATTGAAAATGGTGTTGATTCTGTTGTAGAGCTTTGGAAATGTAAAAGCAATGAATGCGTTGATCGGTTTGAAGATAAATCTCTTGATCTTCTTCACCAAGACAGTAATCACAGTGAAGAGATTTCGTGCGAAGAAGTTGAACTATTTTGGAACAAAGTAAAGGTTGGAGGACATTGGATTTTTGATGATGCAAATTGGCCTACAACTCAAGAAGCCCAAAAACGTTTAGTTTCAAAGGGATACGAAGAAACGTATGTTTCGTTACAGAATGCGTCACAGAATGAATGGAAAATCTTTAAGCGAATTTTATAACTTTAAAATTCGTAAACGTTTTTTGACATGGTTTCCAAATAATATCCTTGCGACATACTTTTAAGTGTCCAATGCAATAGTCGTTGATACCCATACTGATTGTAAAGTCAGTTCCATTGCAGACTGCTCCGCAAGGAAATACTACATTTGTTTGATAGAATAAATTGTGTCGAATAGGACTTGGTGTTCCAAAAAAGACCGGAAATGTTGAAATCTGTTTAACATCAAAAGGGTACTGATTTGATGTTAAATATGCCCCTATAAAGTATGTTTTTACACTTAATGTAGGTATTGAACTATATGTGTTTTTTGCAGAGTGAAAAAACCAAATCAGAGTGTTCTCATCGTAGTTAAGCGGAGGACATCCTCCTCGAACATGGCCGTAATCCCACGACACAATATAATTTAGTTTATCATATTTTTTAACACTAAGGTGAGTTCCTTTATCTACGCAATGAATATAGGTTCTAGGAGTATCTGAGTACAGAATGAATAACTCATTGTTGGACACAAACGGAATCCAATTTTTTTCACGATCATCCGATTCTTTCGCAATCATATTTGACGGAGGAACCATTAAAAAATGGGAATAGACAACAGCACATGTATCTAACTCTAATTTTGCAACTCCGATTGTTAATCCATCTGTATAGAGCATAAACCAGTGTCCTTGAAATTCTACAACTCGGGGATCTTCAACATGATGACCATCTTTATAGACAAAACTTTTTACATCTTGATCACTGTATGTATATCGAATATGCCTTGCTAATGTAGGAGGTCCTGCGTCACGACTTGCTTGCCAGTTTGAGAATACATCAACATACTTGTTTGTGTTAGGAATAACTTGAAGATCTGTTGTTAACAAACATGTAGCAATTCGATCTTCGCATGTTTTGGGATTTTTCCCACAACGATAAAAAAGTCTATATCCATCGTTGTACTTGCATATACATGAGTTGTAATAATACAGATTTGTATCTGGATCAATTAAATGAGTTAAATTCAAATACGACATATCTTTTGGGTCAGCAGTGTAAATAAGAGTTCCTTCATTTGGAGCAATAATTTGAATGTTAGGAGGTTCAGTTGTTCGTTCGATTGTTTTCGAGAGTTCTTCTTTTCGTCTTGTTTGGTCTTCTTTAAGGCTTTCAAGTCTTCTACCGATAATTGTTCGTAACATCTTACCTAATCTTTACAAATGAAATCAGAGCTCTGAACTCATTTGTGGGATTTCTCCCTTTTAAATTTTTAGTATTCCACCACAACTATCGCTACCACTAGAAGACTAGGGTGCTTAGTTGGAGTAGGCGAGGCCACCCATACCAGACATCACGCGGAGGACGTTGTAGTTGAGCGCATAGACGCGGACCTGCGCAGTGCGGGCACCAGTGACCGTGTTGAGGGACACAGTGAGCTGGAGGGTCGCCTTGTCGATACGGGAGAAGTTGCAGGTGCCAGAAGGCTGGTGCTCCTCGGGGCGGAGAGCGAAGGAGTAGACGTTGACACCAGTAGAG